GGCGATGCGATGTTCATTGGAGACCAGATACAGAAATTGCCAGAGGACTGAGAAAAAGCCCAGGAGCCAAGCGGTTCCTGGGCTTTTTGCTATTCTTCGTCGTTGTAGAAAAATTGGAGCTCTATGCCGTTTTTGAAGCGGATCGACACGACCCGGCCGTTTTTTATACAAAAGTTTGAGCACACCAAATTGACGAAATCCTTCACGATTTTGGGATCGACCTTCCGCATGAAACGCTCGTAGTCGATGTACCTTTTGTCCGATAATTGCTGGGCCATGATGAAGTAGCTGGCCTTCTGGATGAACTCCTCGTCGGACAGCGTAGCACGCTCGGCAAGGGCGGTGTCTATCTCGGCCAGGCGGGCGTCGATAGTTGCCAGGCTGTCAAGTAGGCGCTTCCGCTCAACGATGTAGTCGGTCTCGCTGATGGCCTCGCCTTCCTCGCCGTAGAGGTAGAGGGCCTTCAGACGGTTGAGGGCTCGTTCCTTCCGCCGCTTCTCGGTGAGAAGGGCCTCCCGCTCTTCCTGCTCCGTGGTAGCCGTGCTGCCGGGGCTGGCCATGAAGTTCTGCTCCTGGTCCTGGGTGCCCTTGAAGTGCTGGTAAAGCTCCCGGAGGCCCTGTTGGCCGATGCCGGCGACATCCCGGAAGGTTTCGCCACGCAGCAGCTTCTTCTGAAGGGTCTCGATGGAGGTGGAGGCACCGAAGCTCTTCCTGGCCCGGATCATGTTAGCGATGAAGTTGAGGACGAAGGGGCCGACCGTGATGTCCGAGATGTATTTGTTCGGGCAGTCGTTGGAGACTCGCTTCCTGGAGCAGTTGTAGATGGATGGCCTCCAGCCGTCCTTGCGTGGCCGGTCCTGGGATGCCCTCATAATGCTGCCGCAGTAGCCGCAGGTGATAAGGCCGGAGAAGATATGGACATTGCCACGGTTGAAGCTCTTCCCGTGCCCTGGCTGTCCCCGGCGTTGTGAGCGGAGGGTGTCGAGGGTCTCGTTCCACTGGTCATGCGTCACGAGCTGGGGGTGATGGTCCTCGCACATGATCCACTCGCTCTCCGGGCGGAATGTGAAGGATGGTCCGCTCTCAATGCGGTAGTTGTACCTGAAGGTCCCCACATAGAAAGGGTTCCGCAGTATGTTGCCGACGGTGACCGGGCTCCATTCCTTGCCGCTCCTGGCTCGGTAGCCACGGCGGTTCAGCTCTTTGCTGACCATGAGCAGGGAGCGCATTTCGGCGTAGAGGTCATACATGAGGCGGACCACCTTGCCCTCGTTCTCGACGATAGAGAAAGTCCTGGTCTCCCGGTCGTAGGAGTAGCCGTAGGGGACCTTGCCGCCGTTCCACTTGCCGTCACTGGCCCTGGAAAGCATGGTGGCTGTGACACGCTCCGAAGTCATGTTACGCTCCAGCTCCGCAAAGACCAGGATGATTTTGAGCATGGCCTCGCCTATGGCGGTCGAGGTATCAAACTGCTCGTTCTTACTCACGAAGGTGACGCCCAGGTTCTTCAGCTCCTGGTACATGGTGGCGAAGTCCAGGAGGTTTCGGCTGATGCGGTCGATCTTCCACACCAGGATATGGCTGAACTCGCCGGTCCGCACCCGGCTCATCATCTTCTGGAAGTCCGGTCGCTCGAAGTTCTTTGCAGAATAACCGGCGTCCTCGAAGACCACATAGTTCTCGGTCCCGAGTATGATCTTGCAGTAGTTGATAAGGTCACTACGCTGGAGAGGGAGGCTGTCCTTGTCGATCTGCCAGTGGGTCGAGACCCGGATGTAGATGGCCACCTTGATGGAGTTTACTGCGGCGTCCAGATTGACGGCTGAAAGGCTTAGTTTTTTGACCATATTGCACCTCCAAAACCGGACAGTCCGCAGGACATTCCGGTGATTTTCCGGTGTAACCATAACCAGAACCAAAACCATAACCGTAACCTATACCTTGACCATTTACACAAAAGGGTACAGGTGGGTTTGACAAAATGTTCTCGGTCGGTTTTCAGCGGTTTCAAATATACTTATATGGCCCGAGGTAAACGAAGACCAGAGGGCTCCCAGAGGAAATAAGAGCGGTGCCCCGGTATCAGAAGCCGGGACACCGCTTTTTGCAGATTGCACAAAGCATGATACCAAAAATTGGTCATTTTGCGGGGGGGGTAAATTCTGGAAATCTGTAAGCATCTATAATTGCTTGCTCAATCCCGTCAAAGTTGACCTTTTTGGGCCCGAGTTCCTCCAGCGCAGATAGCGAAATTGTTCGCTGGTCCCTGCACCTGGCATTGAGGACCAGGGTGGATAGAACATAGAAGTCCCAGTCGTCGAGGTTGAGAGGGTTGGCGGTTCGACGGTCCTGGCCGGTGTAGACGCAGAACACATAGACATCGGACTGCCGTAGCACATCGGCGCCGTAGCCGTCCTCGGACGACCAGGCCCTGGTTGGGCGGATGCTGAACTGTATTCTGGATGGGCGCTGCTGCTCCCATGCCTGGAGGTAAGCGGCAGACTTGACCTCTATGCGGATGCCGGACCGCTTATCCATTGGGTAGTAGACATCGTATGGAGCCCAGTCAGCTTGCGGCCGCTTCAGGTTCAAACCCAGAGAAGCGGAAACGATGAACTCCGCAAAATGCCCCCGAAGTGTGTTGTTGAGGAGATCCGAAGAGCTCCAGGCCCAGAAATCACTGAGCAGGTAGCCGGTTGGCATACCGTCAAACATGATATGCTCGTCGCCGGTCAAAACATGGTCCATGTGCTCACCTCCCTCTGAAGTCAACAGTGATTACCTTGCCGTTATTGGTTATCCCGCACTGGTTCCTCTTTCCTCGATAGCCATGCTTGCATCCACGACCACCCGCTGCTCCGGGGTCATGTAGGGGTCCATGGCGGCCCAGACGATTTTTCGGATAGATATAGGAGCATTTTCGTAGCAGGAGGTGAGGACTGCAATATCCGGGGCCACTCGGTTTTTCGGAGCTGGAGGCTCCACGCCAAGCAGGTAGTCCACCGAAACGCCGAGGGCCTGAGACAGATCCACAAGGCTCTCGACGCTGGGCACCCGGTCGCCGGAAACATATCTGGAAACAGTAGCTGTTGTAGTGTTCATCTTTTCGGCAAGCCACTTTTGGCTGATACCGTGAGAGGAGAGATGCTCCCGCAATATCCCGCCGAAGACTTTGGCATTATACATTTGAACGCCCCCTTTTTGCCTATGATAATCGTTTTCTTCCGCTTAGTAAACATCCCTTACCAGATGGGTAAAATAATTATTGACAATTACCCACCGGGTAACTATAATGAGGTCATGGAACACAAAAGGGGGTGAACACATGAACTCTTTGAAGCTGGAATTTGCCAGAAGGGCCAAGGGAAAAAGCCCGCAGGATTTAGCAGCGGCCATCGGAAAAACCGTGAACTCCTACCAAAAGAAGGAGCGTGGAGATGTCGCCTTCAACGATGAGGAGAAGGTGATCGTCGCCAGGGAGCTCGACCTCACCCTGGAGCAGGTGAGCGAGATTTTTTTTGACGGAAAGTTACCTAACTGGTAACTCCGGAAATTCTGCTCCTACCAACAAGGAAATTTTACAGCAGAGGGGAGGGAAAGAAAATGGGACGCAACCCCACAAAAGCAGCAGGGAACCGGTACTTCGAGTCCAGGAAAAGGGCGGCCGAACATGATGAACGGCTTACCAGCCGGGAGGGAGCAGGGGACCTGCTGGGAGTTTCGTGGTCCAGCATGGCGGACTATGAGCGTGGACTTACCAGGGTGCCGGTAGATGTGGTGATCCGAATGTCGGAACTCTACAAGGACCCGGCCTTGCTCAACTGGTTCTGCTGTAATGAGTGCCCCATCTGCCGTGATGACCTGTTGGCAACAGAAATGGAGGACATTCGAGGGATTGCTCTCCGACTCATTGTAGATGGAGACATCGACGGCATCCGGTCCGAGATAGCCGAAATTGCGAAGGATGGCCTCATTGATGACGGGGAGAAGCCCAGGATGCAAGCGGCGATGAAGAAGCTGGAGGCGGTTGGGAAAATCATCAGCGAGCTCCAGATCTACTGCAAGGCGCACCTCGATGGAGGTGGGAGCTGTGAATAGGGCGGAGGTTCTCAGGGAGTACCTGAAATCGGAGTTCGGCATTGAAACCATAGAACAGTTCGAGGAGGCGTATAAGAAATGCCCGAAAATAGACATCACCCCGTTCGTCGCCCCAAAAGAGGGAAGCGAGTCAAGAAAAGAAAAGCTGGCCTGACCCCGCTGCTGGTTGCCGGACTGATTGTGGTCGGTGCCGTAGCCATGGGAGAGCCGGAACCGGCGAAGGGAGCCCAGAAAGAGCCGGCGGAAGCGATACAGGTCAGCGGCGTGGATGTCCAATCTGTCATCACCCTGAGCGAGATCGTTCGTGAGGGAGAGGACCCGTTGGAGGACGAAAAGATTGAAGCGGCCCTCGTGGAGCAGGGCTACTTCCTGGAGGAAGTCCCCCTTGGATTTACAGAGCAGGACTTCCTGCACACGGCTTGCCAGGAGGCCGGAATACCATACGCCCTGGCCCTGGCGGTCATTGAGCAGGAGACGGACTTCCGAAATGTGATGGGCGACGACGGAGCTTCCTGCGGGTATATGCAAGTTCAAGAAAAGTGGCACAGGGAACGAATGGAGCGGCTGGGCGTGACCGACCTGATGGACCCGTTCGGGAACTTCCGGGTCGGATGTGATTTCCTGGCAGAACTGATGGGCAAGTACCCCACCCAGGAGGCCCTGACGGCCTACAACAGCGGAAGTCCTGGCTACAACCAGTACAGCTATGAAGTGATGGACAACTACGAGAAGTGGAAGGAGCTGGTCGGAGATGATGTCAGCGGTATCAAGGGCTGAGGCCCGGCTTGGCATCCAGGTCCCTGAAGACCTGCTCGAAAAGGCCGAGAGCCTCACTGACCGGAAGATGGAGGTCAAGGGGCTCCCGGCGGAGTACAGAGAGCTGCTGCTGGAAGATGTGATCGTTGAGACCTGCATCATGGCGGCAATCAATGGGAGGTGTGCCTGATGTGCGATGTATGCCACATGACCCCGTGCCACCCCAGATGCCCAAACGCCCCTGAACCGCCGAAGGTATATACCTGCAAATACTGCGGCGAGGCCATCGTGGACGGGGACGAGTACCTGGAAGTGGATGGCGACTACTACCACCTTGAAGACTGTGCCAGCGATGTTGCGATGAAGCTCCTGCTGGAGCGGTTTGGAGCCACGAAGGGCGTGGCGGAGGTAGACCGATGGTGAACAACATCCCCGACTTCCCGGAGCTGGAGTTTGACGAGGCGACCCACATCTACCGATTGAAGGGCGTCGAGATCCCCAGCGTGACAACAGTTATGAAACCCCTGAGCACAGAGGCATACGGCGGAATTGATGACGCAACCCTGGAACGGGCTGCTGGCCGTGGAACGGCAGTACACAACGCCATCGAGAATTGGTCCCTGTATGGGATTGAGGACATCGCCCCGGAGCTCCGGGGTTATTTCGAGGGTTTTTTGGCCTGGGTCCATGATATGAGGCCGAAAATCATCGGGAATGAGTGCCGGCTGTACCACAAGTCTCTTGGCTATGCCGGGACAGCGGATCTGCCGTGCGTTATGAGCGAAAAGTCGGTGATGGTGGATGTGAAAACCACCTCACAGCTCATGGAGATGCTGGCCAGGGTTCAGCTTGAAGCCTATGTGAAGGGCTTCGAGAGCCACGGAGTCAGCTTCGATGGAAAGGCCATCCTGCATCTCAGAAAGGATGGCACATACAAATTCGAGCCCTATCCGTACAAAGACCCGGATGCCTGGCGGGTGTTCGGGGCTCTGCTGACGGTCAATGGCTATGCCAGAAGATACAAAACCAGATAGGAGGTTCAACATGAAAAGCAATGCAGTTATGAAGGAAGCCCCCGAGACCGTGGTGGCCGTGCTCCCGAAGGGCGACACCGGCCTCACTCCGAAAGAGGAGGAGCTGGGGGTCGAGGTCACCGAGATCGAGGTGCGGGCACAGGCGGTCACTATCAACTCCGATCAGGACTACGAGGCGGCCGGCGAGTTTGGCGTCATGCTGAAGAAAAAGGCGGCGGAGGTCACCGAGTTCTTCAAGCCCCTGAAGGACTCGGCGTACAAGGCCCACAAAGCCATCTGCGACCGGGAGAAGGAGATGCTCACTCCGCTGCGGAACGCTGAGAAGACCCTGAAGAAGACCATGGGGGACTACGCCATGGAGCAGGAGAGAAAGCGCCGGGAGGCGGAGGAGGCTGCCCGCCGGGCGGCCGAAGAGGAGTCCCGCCGCAAGCTGGAGGAGGCCGCTCTCCTGGAGAAGGCCGGAGATAAGGCTGGCGCCGAAGCGGCCTTCCAGGATGCCGAGATTAACGAGGATGTCAGCAGAATGGTCTGCGTTGCTGGTGGCGCCCCGAAGGCGAAGGGCATCTCGACCTCCAAGGACTGGGAAATCGTCAGCATCGACGACAAGGCAGTCCCTCTTTCCATCAACGGTGCGGAGCTGCGGCCGGTTGACAAGGCTGCGGTCATGCGCCTCATCCGGGCCAGCAAGGGCTCCATCCAGATCCCCGGCATCGTGTACCGTGAAGTCGCCAAAATGAGTTTTAGTAGGAGATGATGACATGAGCAATTCTTTGATGAAAATTTCGTATGAAACCTCCCTGGGCGTCGTTGACCTCGACTTCCAGACGGTCAAGAACTACCTGGTGCGTGGACAGGCCGACAAGATCACGGACCAGGAGGTCATTCTCTTCATGAAGACCTGCCAGGCTCAGAAGCTCAACCCGTTTGCCCAGGGCGAGGCATACCTCATCAAGTTCGGCAATGATCCGGCTCAGATGGTGGTGGGCAAGGACGCCTATATGCGCCGGGCGGAGGAGAACCCGGCCTACCGGGGGCATAAATCCGGCATCGTTGTTCTCCGTGGAGACCAGGTTATCCAGAAAGAGGGGACCTGCCTCTACCCTGGAGAGACGCTCCTGGGCGGATGGTGCCGGGTCCACCGCATCCGTACTGGCGGCTCCGGGGAAGAGATCTTCAAGGAAGTCTCCCTGAAGGAGTACGACAAGGGACAGGCCAACTGGAAGACCAAGCCCTGCACGATGATTGAGAAGGTCGCAGTCTCCCAGGCCCTCCGGTCCGCCTTCCCCAAGGACTACGAAGGTATGTATGTGGCAGAGGAAGTCTCCGAGCAGGGGTACACCGATGCCGAGTATGAGCAGATGGGGACGGGCGGAGGAGCTGAGGATGAGGTCATCGACATGACGCCCATCAGCCAGGAACAGCGGAAAGCTCTTTTCAGAATGGTCCATGAGCGTATGGGCAAGGAAACCGGAAATGAGCTCATCCAGGCCGTTCTCACTGAGTTCAATCTGGAAAGCACCAATGGTATGCCGATTTCTACCTACCACAAGGTCATGGACCGCATCATGGACATCATGAAGAGCTGTGATGACCAGGGAGAAGCCCCCAATCAGGGAGAAGATCCGCAGGAATAACGGCCGTTTATCCATGAAAGAAAGTAGGTGAAACAATGGCATGGATAAGCGTCCACGAAGATGTTGTCGGTTCAAAACTGAGGAAGCTGTCAAATGAGGTCGGCTGCTCCCAGGCAGAGGCCCTTGGCATCCTGAATGTGATCTGGTTATGGGGCCTCAAAAATGCGGACCAGACCGGGGAGCTGAAGGATGCCAACCGGCGGAATGTGGCCGCTGCGATACCGTTCGATATGTTGAGCGATGACCTCGACCCCCGGAAGATAGTGGATGCACTCGTCAAGACCGGGTGGATTGATGAAGTGGACGGAGCCCTGTTTCTCCACGACTGGGACGAATGGCAGGAGCAATGGTACAAGTTCCTGGACCGGAAAGCCTATGACGCCAAAAGAAAGCGTGAGAAGCGACGCCTGGAAAAGGAGAGAGCGAACCAGCTCCCGGAGCCAGATGCCTCACCAGAAATGCTGCCGGAGACGCCTCATGAGCCTCAGCCGGAGGCGCCCCCGGCGGCCCCGCCGGGCGAAGAAAAGCCGAAGCGCCAGAGGAAGCAGACACCCAAGCCCGAGAAGACCAAGTTTGCAGAATTTGTCCACATGAAGGACTCCGAGTACCAGAAGCTGATTGACCGGTACGGAAAGCCAGCCGCCGATAAGGCAATCGAAATCCTCGACAACTACAAGGGGGCCAAGGGGAAGAGGTACGCAGATGACTACCGAGCCATCTTGAACTGGGTGATGGATAGAGTTCAAGAAAAGCACCCCGGCCTTATAAAACGCCAGGATTGCACGGCACAGGGTACAGAAAATCCGTATGAAGGGTGGGGAAGCATGAATGGATAAACAAGATTTCCTTGCCCCGATTATCGAACGGGCCAGGAGGAACCAGGTGGTAGACCCAGCGGACTACATCGGAGATGACGGACTTCTGGTTTGCGGGAAGTGCAATACCCCGAAGGAGAAGATCCTCCACATCAATGACGATGACATCAAGGTGCCGGTCATGTGCCGTTGCCGTGAGGAGGAGGTCAAGCGTGAAGAGGAGGACAGACGCCGCCGGGAAGAGATGGAACGCTCGAAGAAGCTCCGGTCCAATAGCCTGATGGACGGGAAGTTCTGGGAGTCAACCTTCGACTCCTTCCGCTGCACCAAATATAATGCACGGAACCTGAAGCTGTGCCAGCGGTACGCCACCGGCTTCGATGAAATGATAGCAAAGAACCAGGGGCTCCTTTTCACCGGAGATGTCGGAACCGGGAAAACCTACGCCGCTGCTTGCATTGCAAACTATCTCCTCGACCGCTGTGTGCCGGTTGTGATGACCTCGTTTGTAAAAATCCTGGAACAGGCTCAGAACTTCCGTGGGGACGAGGAGGACCGCTACATCCGCCGGATGAACAGCGCAAAGCTCCTCATCATTGATGACCTCGGGGCAGAGCGTAGCACAGACTTCGCCCTGGAGAAGGTCTACAACATCATCGACAGCCGGTACAGAGCCAGTCTCCCGATGATCCTGACGACCAACCTCACGCTGAAGGAAATGAAGGAGGCGACGGACATCCGGTACAGCCGGATTTACGACCGGATATTCGAGGTGTGCTACCCCATGGAGTTCACGGGGCCGTCATGGCGGAAGGTGGAGGCGTCCAGGCGCTTTGAAGAAATGCGACAGTTTTTGGAGGGACCGTGATGGAATACACCGGAAAAATCAGAATTTTCAAAGCCGAGGACCGGCAAATCATTGCCGGCATCCTCTCGGCCAATAAGTACCAGGTCTGGCAGGGGTCTGAGAGGGTTGGTAAGAACAAGACGCCCGTGACCTTCCTGTACTACAAGGACATCAAGGAGGAGGCGGAGAAGTGAGGGCGAGGTTCGTTGTTTACGGGGAGCCCCAGGGGAAGGGGAGGCCGAAGTTCTCGAAGGTCGGAGATCATGTGAAGACCCGGACGCCGGACCAGACAGTCATCTACGAGAACCTCATCAAAACGGAGTACCGAAGTCAGTGTAACGGGCTCCAGTTCCCCGACCAGGCCCAGCTTGATATGCGGGTTATGGCCTTCTATCAGATGCCGTCCAGTGTCAGCAAGAAGAAGCGTCAGCAGATGCTCGACCAGAAGATCCGCCCGACCAAGAAACCGGATGCGGACAACATCCTGAAGGTCGTAGCAGACAGCCTGAACCAGATTGCCTACCGGGATGACGCCCAGATCGTCGATACCCAGGTCAGAAAGTTCTACTCGGACCGGCCCAGGATTGAGGTGCTGATCCGAGTTGTTGATGAACAATTTTAGGAGGAAACGAATATGTGTCAGAAAAACGATTTGCCCCTGTCGCTGAAGAGTGACACCTTCAACGCCCTGTGCAGCGACTTCGACCAGATCCTGCGGAGCACTCTCACCGGAATGGAGGAGACCGAGCAGGATGTGGCCGAAATTGCGGTCAAGGTGAAGATCACGCTGACTCCCGACTCCGCCCCGGACTTCACCGTTGCCGGTGGTCAGCAGACCAGAGCGATCACCAAGCCTAAGTTCGACCATACGGTCAGCGCCGTCATCCAGAAGAAGGAGAAGAAGACCGGAACCCTGGCGGGCAACTATGAGCTGGTGTGGGACCGTGAGACCTGCAAGTATGTCATGCGGCCCATCGACAACGGCCAGATGAACCTCTTTGATGGCGGGGAGGAGAGCGACGGGGCTCCCGATGAACCGGCGGAGCTTCCGGCCGGTAAGCTCCAGCTTCCCCCGGCAGGAGATGTCATCGACGCTGAGTACCAGGTGGTGGAAGAGGGGGAGAAGAAGGAGGCGTCGATGGACGCCTTCAAATGGCTCCTCCAGTTCGCTGGCCAGAGCATGAAGGTCATGGAGGCCATGGGCAACTACACGGTCAGAACTGCCGATAACAAGGTCGTTCTCTCCTCGGCATCTTCTCCGTCCAGCACCTTCTACTGCCCGGCTGAAAAGCTGAAGCCCCATGTCGGCCACGAAGTAGAGTGCGTCATCTACGGTGAGGTGGCCAATGTGTCCATCGAGTGTATCCAGTGCAACGAGATCCTGTTCAGCATGGACGCTCCTTCGGAGCCTGACGATGACGGCTCCTATCCCTACCAGGAGCCCGAAGAAGGCGGGGAGGAAGCATGATGCAGGAACTCATCCAGGGCGTAGAGGCCCTTGTGGGTGAGGAGTACGGGAGGGCGGCAGCCGAACATGGCGCCGCCGCCCATTCCCCGCACGAAGGGTACGCTCTCATCAAAGAGGAGACAGAGGAGGCCCAGGAGGAGATGGAGGAGCTGAAGCAAAGGCTCGGCCATCTGTGGTGCTGCGTGAAAAACGACGAGGCGCAGTACGGACCGCACTACCTCGGGTACATCAGAAAAGCCGCCGTCCTGGGAGCCTGTGAGCTCATCCAGGTGGCTGCCATGGCAGACAAGGCCCTTGCGGGCTATGAAAAATCGAAGGAGGAAACTTGATATGAGAAAGTTGCTGAGAAAGATGGCTAAGGCCGAGATGGAGCGCCGTGGGTACTCCAAAGTGAACCGGCGGATGATGTACTGGCGTGATGTCATCGGGGCCTACCCTGGCTTCCGGGGCAGTAAGCGCCCCACCCGAAATCAGCCGGTGCTGGTCTATCCCGTTCCGGCCGGAGTGAAGAGCTGGAGAGATCTGCCGGGGGTGTCCAGATGATTACAACCTTCCGGGTCATCCTGCTGGTCTCCGTCGGCCTCTCGGCGCTCGGAAGTATCGCCGGAGGGAAAGAGGATAAAAAGCCGTGCCTCTTCAACCTTGCGGTGTCGGGAGGGCTGTTCCTCCTCAGCTTTGCAGTATGAATGGAGGGCAAGCGATGTATGACCTGAATGAACTCAACCGCATCGCTGCGGAATACGGAGCCCAGGTCCAGATTGACCCGCACGAATATGAGATGGCCACCATCATATCGGTTCGGCTCGGCAACAAGGTGGCCGACGCCAAGATCAAGAACGACCTCCTGGCGTGGAAGATGGCGAAAGACAACACCTGGCTCCAGGGCCTGGTGCTGGACATGGTAAATAGACTTTGGAGGGATAAAGTTGAAAGAACAGTTCCTTGAAATCTACAAGCAGAACATCGCCCGGCCGGGCTCTGATAAGCTGCTGGCCTGGTTGGAGACCACTGACTTCTTCGAGGCTCCGGCCTCGACCCGATTCCACCTGTCTCGCCCCGGTGGGCTTGTGGAGCACAGCATCCATGTGTATGAGCGGTTGCTGAAGCTCTACATCTCCGAAAAGACCGAACCGGGCCAGCCGGTGCCTTACTTCCCGACGGTCGAAGAACTGGAGACCATCACCATCTGCGGTCTGCTGCATGACCTCTGTAAGGCCAACTTCTACGGCGTGGAGATGCGGAACCGGAAGAATGAGCAGGGCCAGTGGGAGAAGTACCCCTTCTATGTGGTCAACGACCAGCTCCCCTATGGCCACGGCGAGAAGTCGGTCTATATCATCTCCGGCTTCATGAAGCTCTCTCGGGAGGAGGCTATGGCCATCCGCTGGCACATGGGCTTCTCCGACACCGACTTCAAGGGCGGAGGCTACTCCGTAGGCAACGCCTTCGAGAAATTCCCGCTTGCGCTCCTGACCCACATGGCCGACCTCCAGGCTACATATCTGGACGAGGCTGAGGACGATGCCTAAAAGGCTCACGGACCTAAGAGGAAAGTGCGGTAGCTGCCTCTGGTACGAGCCGCTCATCAAGAACGGCAAGAAGACCGCCCGAGGGGCGTGTACGAAGGGCCGGAGGCCAGTGTATAGGCAGCAGTCACAGCCGGTATGCAGACGGTTCAAAATGCTGGAGGTGTAGGCTTTGTACTACGGAAAGTGCTGGCTGTGCGGGAGGTGGGGGTGGTTGGAAGAGCACCACATCTTTGGAGGCTCCAACCGGAAGAAGTCCGAAAAGTACAACCTGAAGGTCGGGTTGTGCGGGGACACCTGCCACCGGAACGGGCGGGAGGCGGCTCACCAAAGTGCCGCCACCGCCCTTCGCCTCCACCAGTACGGCCAGAAGAAATTCATGACGGAACAGGGTGCCACGGCCGAGGAGTTCCGGGCTCTGTTCGGAAAGAACTACCTTTGAGGAGGAGAGTATGAGCGAGATCAAGAGAGTAAACAACGGGGCGATGGCTCCCCTGGATGCGGTGGAGCTGGAAGCCAAGTGTGCGGTCACAAAATTTGTGACCCGGAAGGGTAAGTTGATGCAGATCGGAAGCCAGGCCGCCACGGACTGCAAGATGATGGCCAGCATGGAGCTGGGAGTCTTCAGCATCTCCATCCCTGGACGGGCTCGGATGGTATCGGTCCGGCTCGATGAAGTCATGGCAGTCATGAAGGAGGCGGCCGACTGCGCCAACGAGCTGGCTGCCAGGGGAAAGGAGGCAGACGCCCATGAGTGAGGTCAAGGTGTCCGAGAAGCGGGAGAGAGGCCCCCATATCGCACCTGGGATTGAAACCGGCGTTGAGAGTGTTGAGTTGCCCGAAAAGCAGCAGAGCTGGTGGCTCAGGAGACCGCAACCCACCGTGGTATTCGATTTCGATGGAGTCATCCACTCCTACAAGAGCGGCTGGAAAGGGGAGACGGAAATCCCTGATCCGCCGGTTCCTGGCATCCGGGAGGCAATCGCTCACATCCGGCTGGCAGGATACCGGGTGGTGGTTGTATCGACTCGGGGCCGTAGCGAGGAAGGCCGGAAGGCCATCCAGGACTGGCTCACAGAAAACGGGATCGAGGTGGACAACATCACCCCGAACAAGCCTCCGGCCGTCTGCTACATCGACGACCGGGCCATCTGCTTTGATGGCCACCCTGAAACCCTGCTGGAAAAAATCATCAACTTCAAGCCGTGGAACCACACGGAGGACAGGAGGAAAAAATGAGAAAGCTCTTTACATCTGAGGCCGTTACCGAGGGCCATCCCGACAAGATTTGCGACCGCATCTCCGATGCTGTCCTGGACGCCATCCTGGCGAAGGACCCCGCCGGGCGTGTGGCCTGTGAGTGCTTCGCCACCACCGGGCTGGTGGTGGTGGGAGGGGAGATCACCACCGACTGCTATGTGGACATCCAGAAGGTGGCCCGTGAGGCCATCTGCGAGACCGGCTACAACAACCCGGCTGCCGGCTTCGACGGGAACACCTGCGCCATCATGACCTGCCTGGACGGCCAGAGCCCTGACATCGACATGGGCGTCACCGGCGCCCTGGAGGTGAAGGAGGGGAGAGGGAAGGATACCAACTCCCTGCTGGGTGCCGGGGACCAGGGAATGATGTTCGGTTATGCCTGCAACGAGACCGACGATCTCATGCCTATGCCTATCACCCTGGCAAACGAGCTGGCCTACAAGCTCTCCCAGTACCGCAAAAGCATGGGCAATCCCCTTATCTACCCCGATGGGAAAACGCAGGTCTCAGTGGAATATGGGGACGATGGGAAGCCTCTCAGCGTGAACACCATCGTCATCTCCACACAGCACAGCCCGGACCTGAGCCACGATGACCTCTACAAGATGCTCCTCGAAAATGTGATCGACCCGGTCTGGGAGAAGTACGGATGGGACAAGTACAGAAACACCGGCCTGCACATGGCTGGCACTCGGCTCCTGGTCAACCCCACCGGCCGGTTCGTGAAGGGCGGCCCTGCGGCGGACACCGGGCTCACCGGCCGGAAGATCATCGCTGACACCTACGGCGGCTATGCCCGGCACGGCGGCGGCGCCTTCTCCGGCAAGGACCCCACCAAGGTGGACCGCTCCGCTGCATACATGGCACGGTACATCGCCAAGAACCTGGTGGCCGCTGGCCTGGCCGACAAGTGCGAGATCCAGATCGCCTACGCCATCGGCGTGGCCCACCCCGTCAGCGTCCTGGTGGAAACCTTCGGGACCGGCATCAGACCGGATGACCACCTGGCGGAGATCGTTCGCAAGGAGTTCGACCTGCGGCCCAAAGCCATCATCGACCGCTTCAAGCTCCGGCGGCCCATCTACAAGGCGACATCCGCCTACGGCCACTTCGGGAATGTGGCCGGGCTCACCACGGAAGAGCTTGCAGTCAAGAGACCCTGGGAAGCCACCGACATGGTGGGTACGCTCCAGAGAAGCCTGTAAACCAACATCCGTCTCTCCCTTACCGCCGAAGGCGGTGGGGGAGGGGCGGAGAAACCCCCGGAGGGGGAGGAGGAATTGCCATGAATAAGAAAAAGCCGTCTGGCCCGATACTCACCCCGACCCTGCTCAGGGCCATCTCAGAGGCAGCAGCGCAGAAGGGGGTGGAGGCGTACCGGAAGGAAGTGGAGATCCAGAGGGCGAAAGCCAGGGACAGCCGCTTCCAGAACACCAAGCTCCTGCTCGAAAAGTACAAGGGCCTGGAAGAGCACAGCAAGGGAGCCGTCCAAAGCGCCTCTCAGGTTGATGACGATATGGACCTCGAAGAGCTGGTCCACATCATGAAGGGCTATGACGAGCGATATGAAGCCAGCGTCCCCAGCATCATGAAGAGCGCAGCGTTCACCAGCACAGTCGTCCACCATGTCCAGAGGATGCTGGACTTCTACAAGCGGTGCTGTGATGTCTCTCAGAAGCCGGAAGACTCCAGACGATACCGGGTTATCCACTACCTGTACCTGGCAGAACCCGAGGAAAGGAAGTCTTTTCAGCAGATTGCAGACCAGGAAATGGTGGACATCAGCACCATCTACAAGGACCACAAGCTGGCACTTCGCCAGTTGAGCGCATTGTTTTTTGGCTACTTTGAGTGAGGATGCCAAAAACCCGCCATTGACAGGCAAATTACCCGTGTGGTAACATCAGAGCGTCGAGAAAGAAATGTCACCCCTAAAAAGGGGGTCGGCCAGAAACCTCGACGCCGCAACACTTCAGCCGAAAACCACGGCCGAAACCGTTTGACACCAGTACCGGGTCTGTTAGAATGATAGTAGGACAACAGATTACCGTTCTGGAAAGTAGGTGAGGCAGATGGTTAAGAAGTCAGACCTGGTGAGGAGTTTGGTGGAGCAGCGGGAGTACCGCAAGGCCCTGAACATCGCCAAAGACTTCAAACTCGGCATTACGCCTGAACAGTCCTCGATGATGAGACGGGCGTATGAGTGTATGGTCCACGAACGGTTTTACCTGTCTATCGGCACGGACATCCAGAAGGCGGTCCGTGAAGGTATAGAGGTCCTCGAAGGACTATACGGAAGGAGTTGCAAGAATGATTTACACCAGCAGATACCAGAACCCTGAGCTGGCAACGGGCCGCTACACCGTTGTCGGCATCACCAGAGGCAAACCGAAGTTCCCGCTGAAGTATGAGCTTGCGGGAAACATCATCGAGATTGCCCCGCCCGGCTACCTGTTCAATGAGTACGATAGGGGCCGGTTCACACCTCGCTACTTCCAGCACATGGATCGGCAAGGAGCGAGAAAGATAGCCCACATTCTGGCCCAGTACGAAAGGCTCGGCAAAGATGTGGTCCTGTGTTGCTTCGAGGATGTCCGAAAACCCAACGAGTGGTGCCACCGCTTAGTATTCGCTGAGTGGTGGAGAAGCCGGACGGGAGAGGACATCCCGGAGCTGCCGGACCCCAGCCCGGTCCCTGGTGGAGTAAGACACCAGGACCCGCCGCCGGCCCCCAGCATGGACCAGTGCAAAATGTGGTGACATCCGCCGATAGCTCAGTGAAGAGCACCTGACTCTTAATCAGGGGGTCGCAGCGTTCGTTACCTGCTCGGCGGACCACCAGGAACCGGGAACGGTTCCAAGAAGAAAGCATCGCATCAGAAATGGTGCGGTGCTTTTTTCATGTCCAAATGGCCGTTCTCCAGCGGCTCACGCACATTGAAACAACCTACCCTATGGTCCGGCCTCGTCCCAGTCGCTCCTGGCCGGGCAAAAACCTATGAAACGGAGTGAGAAATGTGGCAAAGTTCCAAAACCCCGGAGCCTTCTTCCTGGGGACCCTGGTGGCGTCGGAGCAGAAGTTCCTGAAGCCGCTCATCGAAAATGCCAGGAAGAACGGGTATACCAGATTTGTGGAGCCATGTGCCGGTGCATTTGCCATGTCCCACATTGCGGCTCAGTCTGGCTACAAGCCTTCGGAGATTGAGTCCAGCGATGTGGCCATGTTCACCAGCATCATGGGCTACGCCATCACAGACCAACCGCTCGGGGAGCTGGAGATCCGGGCGTATGGCTTCACGGATGAAGAGCTGCTTGACCCTGCTGTCGCCCTGTATGCACAGCTCTACCTTCGGACTGTGAGGAGCGCCGGGAAGGAGTATTTCTACAACATCATGCGGGACCTGGAGTACCGGAAGGAACAGCACATCGCCTACATCCGGGAACAGCTCCAGCGGGCCCATGATGTCCTTCATGGCATGAGCTACCGCCCACTGGATATGTGGAAGCACCTGGAGGAGTGCTACGATGACCCCCATTGCCTGGTGATCGCCAACCCTCCGACCTACGCTGCTGGGTTTGAGAAGTGGTATGACACCGGAGGGAAGATGACCTGGAAAGAGCCGGAGTACGGTATCTTCGACCCGGCCACCGGGCTCCAGGAGCTGATGGACAAGTGCGCTGACGCCAAATGCCTCATCGTGTGCTATGAGGAGAATGAGCCGGGGAAAACAGCCGGTGCCCCGGTGTTCGCCAGATATGGCGTCCGAAACGGCGTCAATGTGTACCTGACCACAAACCGGCCGGACGAGGCTACGGCCCTGGCAAACGGAAAGAAGATTGCCAGGCCCAGCGAAAGCAAGCTCACGCCCCTGGAGTGCTCCATACTCCCGAGGGACTATGTGATTACACAGCGGGCCAAGGTACAGACGGTGCAGATTGAGAGAGCGGAGGCACAGTATTACCGCCAGCTCTGGACCCACAACTTTGTCGGGTCATCCGCCCCCATCAACATAGCCGTGCTCATTGACGGCAAGATTGCCGGGGTGTTCGGGCTCGATAAGTCGGCCTTGACCATGGGCGCCTTCGGGACCCAGGTGAGTGACGCTGTGTTCCTCATGTACGGCATGACTGTACCGCATAAGACCTACCGCCTCGGCCGGCTGCTGACCATGCTGGCTCAAAACCGCCAGTTCATCATGGGGATCTGTACGGACCTGGAACGGGAAAAGGCCAAGACCCTGAAGACTGTGCAGATGACCAAGTACCCGGAGGCGAAGGAAATGCGGGGGCTCATGGACCTCACCAAACGGGTCGAGGACAAGAAGATGGGGTTCCGCCTCACCTACGAGTCCGAGCTGAAGGACCGCACCGAGAAGGAAACGCTGAGAGAATGGTTATGGAGGGAAGAACGATGGCAGAAACAGCGGCAGAAAACAAAGTCCGCTACGAAGTAGTAGCTGACATGGGCTCCGGCCTGGTCATTGCAAAGGTCCACCTTGCTGACATCCGGGAGCAGGACATCAATGCCCGGATCATGAAGAACGAGACCCAGAAGCAGTTGACCGACAACATCAAGAAGCGGGGGCAGCTCGAAAGCCTCCCGTACTGCGCCCTCATTGACGGACGCATTGAGATCATCTCTGGCCACCACCGCATCCGCTCCGCAAAGGACAGCGGCGTCCTGGAAGAGGTTTTCGTCATCCTGGACCTGAGCGGTCTCCGGCGCTCCCAGGTGGCAGCGAAGCAGATTGCCCACAATGCCATCAACGGCTACGATGACCAGTCCACCCTGCGGGAGATCGCCAAGCTCATTGACGATGTGGACGATATGCTGGAGAGCTACATCGGCAAGGACATCCTGGAGGAGCCCATGGCGGAGCTGGAAAAGCTCATTGCCCCCAAGGTTGAGTTTGACTGGAGGAATGTGACCTTCACCTTCCTGCCGCACCAGCTCCAGGACCTGGATAAGCTGGTGTCTGTGCTCCAGAACCTCAACCCTGACACCATCGGCGTAGCGCCCATCGAGGAGCACAAGCCCTTCATTGAGGCCATCACCAAGTTCCAGTCCTTCGCCAATGTGAAGAACACTGGGGCGGCAATCCACGCCATGATCCGGGCGACGGAGCAGATTTTCGAGGACCTCCACTTCGACGAAAGCCAGGAGTGGGTGCAGCTCACCTCCATGTTCGGCTCCCCGGCAATCCCCTCCGAAGCGTCTGCGGTCATCAACGAGGCCCTCAAAAAGATGGAGGAGAGGGGTGAGATCGGGAAGAAGAACCGGTGGCAAGCCCTGGAATACTGGGCAGCCAGTTACCTTGCCGAAGGGTAGGTGACAGGCGATGCCGGCACAGTTGCTCTACAACCCCGACTATCATGACGACTGGGCCTGGTCTCTCGCCCTGAAGGGAGCGACCGACCAGGAGCTGGCAGAAGCCTTCGGTGTCTCGAAGAGAACCATCCTCCGCTGGAAGAACGAGCACCCCTCTTTTGCAGAAGCGTACCAGAGGGGGAAGGATGTGGCTGATGCCAAAGTCAAGAAGGCCCTATACCAGCGGGCCATCGGTTACGAAGTGATCGAAAAGGAAAGCACCGTCGATGTGGACCCAAAGACCGGCGAGAGTAAGCCGGTCCGGGTTAAGACCATCACCAAGCAGATCGCCCCCGACACCATGGCGATTATGTACTGGCTCAATAACCGGAGCAAGGGCGAGTTCGCCCAGAGGCAGGAAGTGACCCTGGGTGGTGAGGTGAAGACTTCCCCCATGGCCAACCTGACCGAGGATGAGCTGCGGAAACTTGCTCGACTGGGTGAGGAGCAGGATGGCCAGTAGGGTCAAGACCCTCTCGCCGTCCCTGAAGCAGTCCATTGCCACGGAAGCAAGGTATGAGCTGGCGAGAAGGTACTATGCAGATTATGTCCAGCTTGTTCATGCGGGAAGGTGGAAAAGAGCCAGACACCTCGACCTCGTATGTCGGGAGCTGGAGAACATCATGGAGGGGAAGACAAAGCGGCTGATGATATTCATGCCGCCCCGCCACGGAAAGTCCATGACCGTGACGGAGACCTTCCCGTCCTTCTATCTGGGCAAGAACCCGAAGAAGCGGGTCATCGAGATCAGTTACAGCGGTGATCTTGCCCAGCAATTCGGTAAGAAGAACCGGGATAAGGTCGAGGAGTACGGCCCTATCCTGTTCAACAACAGCCTGTCCAACATCCAGGCAACCAAGACCAACTGGAACATGGACAACGGCGTGGGCGGTATGATTTCGGTCGGCATCGGCGGCTCCATCACGGGCTACGGTGCCGATTTGCTTATTGTAGACGACCCCATCAAGAACCGTGCGGAGGCCGAGTCCTCCACCTACCGGGATAAGCTCTGGGAGGAGTACCAGTCCACGGTCAGCACCCGTCTTCATGCTGGCGGTGCGGTCATCATCATCCTGACCCGGTGGCACGAAGATGACCTGGCGGCCAGGCTCCTGAACCCGGAGTACGGGAAGGTGGAGGACTGGAAAATCATCTCCCTGCCGGCCGTCTGTGAAGACCCAGGAACAGACCCGCTCGGGCGTATGGAGGGAGAAGCCCTCTGGCCCGGTGGCGGCTACGACGAGGCATGGGCAGCCCAACAGAAGGAGACGGTGGGCACCTACGCCTGGTCCTCCCTGTATATGCAGACACCGACGCCCAGTTCCGGCGGTATGTTCAAGCGTGAATGGTGGCGCCGGTGGGAGATCCTCCCGTCCGGCCTGTTCGACTTCCTTCAGTCCTGGGACTGCACCTTCAAGGACAAGGACAGCTCGGACTATGTTGTTGGCCAGGTCTGGGCCCGGAAGGGTGCAGACCGATACCTGGTGGATCAGGTCCGTGGCCGCATGACCTTCACGGAAACCCTGAACGCCATGAGAGACCTATCGGCCAAGTGGCCCCAGACCACAAGAAAGCTGGTTGAGGACAAAGCAAACGGCACGGCGGTCATTGATGTGCTGAGAAAAGAAATCCCCGGCATCGTCCCTGTGGAGCCTTTTGGCGGGAAGGTGGCCCGAGCCCACGCCACGACGGCCGTGGCAGAGGCCGGGAACATCTATATCCCCGCATCCTCGGTGGCCCCATGGGTTGGCGATTTCGTAGAAGAAATGGCGGCCTTCCCGAGTGGCGCCCACGACGACCAAGTGGACTGCTACTCCCAGGCCAATGCCTACTACAACGACCACCAGTTCAGCCTGAACGCCCTGGTCACATAAGGAGGGAAGAGTATGGAACACGGCGACGCATACGAGAAACTCACCCGTATGCAGAGAATTGAACGGGCGAAAGCCATCATCCAGGAGAAACAGCAGTCCCTCTCGGTCCGACCGTTCCGGCGTGACGGCTATGTCAATGTCCTGAACAGGTACGGAACCTCGAAGGACAGCAGCGAGGCGTATGAATTTGTCCAGGAGCCGGTTGTCCCGGACACCACGCTCACTGTGCAGTATGAGGACAACGGCATTTTCGCAAAGATCATTGACACCCCGGCCGATGAAGCCCTGAAGCACGGCTTCGAGCTGAACCTCAACAGCAAGGACCTGGACATCTTCGTGAAGAAGTCCCTGGACGCCCTGGAGTTTGAGGAGAAGGCGGCTACGGCCATCAAGTGGGCCCGGCTCTACGGCGGCTCCATCATCGTCATGCTGGTCGATGACGGGAGGGGGCTCGAAGAGCCGTTGGACTGGGACAACATCCGCAGCATTGACGAGCTCCGGGTCTACGAGAGAGCGGTGGTCCAGCCGGACTATGCCAGCCTCTACTCTTACGACCCGATGAACCCGGCAAAGAGGAACCGGACCAGCAAGTTCGGTATGCCGGAGTTCTACTATGTCCACAGCCTGTATGGCAGCTTCACTGTGCATGAGAGCAGGTGCATGGTGTTCCGAAATGGCATCCTGCCCGAGCGTGTCACGAACCCGGTCTACCGGTTCTGGGGAACCCCTGAATACTCCAGAATACGCCGGGCAATGCGGGACACCCTCACCACGCACGGGGACGGGCCCAAGCTCCTGGACCGGTCTGTGCAGCCGGTCTACAAGATGAAGGACCTTGCCTCCATTCTCTCCGCCGAGGGTGGCGACGACATCGTGATGAAGCGCCTGGAGCTCATTGACCTGGCTCGGGGCATCCTGAACAGCATTGCCATCGACAAGGACGGAGAGGACTACGACTTCAAGAGCTTCCAGTTCACCGGCATCAAGGATGTGGTGGACGCCTCCTGCAATATGCTCTCCGCAGTCACGAACATCCCGCAGACCATTCTCTTCGGCCGGTCCCCGGCCGGAGAGAACTCCACTGGCCACAGCGACCTGGAGAACTACTACAACTATGTGGAGAAGATCCAGAAGCTGATGCTGAAAAAGAACCTGTCCGCATTGCTGGACATCCTCTTCCAGGCCGGGCTGGCAAACGGGGAAGTGGAGGAGATACCGGACTACGATCTGGAGTTCAAGCCGCTGTGGAGCCTGAGCGAGACCGAACAGGCCACGGTGGATAAGACCAAGGCGGACACTGAGCTTGTAAAGGCCCAGACCGCACAGATTTATGTCCAGATGCAAGCCATGGACCCGAGTGAGGTCCGGGAGGCGCTGAAGAACAACGAAGCCTTCACGGTGGAAGAGATCCTTGATGACACCGCCGATGAAGATTGGGGCCTGGAGGACCTGGGGCCGCTTATCAGCGACCCTCCTGATGGCAACCCAATTACACCCGAAGCACCGGAAGGGACGATCCAGACGGGCCTAAGCGGGCCCGGGGAGCCCCCTGGGCAATCACCACAACCGGGGCAGACTGATGGAGCACCTACGGCGGCTGCCACCCTGGTAGTGAAGGACGGGAAGCTCCTTGTCGGCCGAAGGAAAGAGGACGGCGGGGGCATCTGTGGTCCGGGCGGCCACATCGAAGACGGAGAAACCCCGGAACAGGCGGCCCGCCGTGAAGCGATGGAGGAGTTCGGCATCAAGCTGGGCTCCATGTACTGCCTCGGCCAGCTCGATGGGCTCCCGGAGGAGTACGGTCTCCCCGTCGTCTACCTCTGCACGGACTACGACGGAGAGCCGGTCTGTGACGGGGAGGAGATGATTGACGCCAGCTTCATGTCCTTGCCGGAGCTGAAGCAGCTCCCACGCTTCCCGCCATTCGACAAGTCCCTTGCATGGCTGGAGCGGCTTGTAGCAGAAGAGAGGGATGGTGAATGAACAACTCCATCCACCAGGCGGCGATACAAAAGGCCGCCAAAGACCGCTTCAAGGGCCACCAGAAGCTCCCGAGTAAGGCCAAACCCATCTACCCCCAGGGCATTGAACGGGAGTTCCAGAGGGTCACAAACGGCTACATCCTGCTGGTGAACCGGGTCATGAAGAAGCACCTGCCGGAGATCCGAAAGGCTGCGGCAGCGGAGCGAGAGAAGAACCGGCGTCAGGATGACCTGAGTGACCTCATGAAGGTAGTCGATAAGGCGTTCCGCTCCATGGGCGAGGAGCTCGACCGGGAGACCGCCAAGTACGGCCTCCGTGAAAAGCTGGAGGGCCTGGCCAACCTGACCAGGAAGTTAAGCATCCAGGAGTGGAAGCGTGAGGTCAAGGAAACCCTCGGGCTGGACATCCTGGATGACTACTATCTGGGGGAGTTCTACCGCCAGCACCTCCAGGAGTGGATCGAGGAGAATGTGGGGCTTATCAAGTCGATACCACAGGACACCCTCTCGGAGATGCAGAACATAGTCTCCCAGGGCTTTAGAACCGGCAAGACGGTGACTTCCATCGTGAAGGATATACAGACTACCTACGGCTCAAAGAAGTCGTCTGCGAGGCTCATAGCCCGTGACCAGCTCGGGAAGCTCAACAGCCAACTCACCAGGCAACAGCAGGTGGACGCTGGCGTGAACGAGTACATCTGGTCAACATCGGGAGATAGCCGAGTGCGGGACAGTCACCAAGCCCTGAACGGGAAGAAGTTCAGGTGGGATGACCCTCCCGTCGTTACAGAACCAGGGAAACCGGTAAGGCGATGTCACCCCGGCGAAGATTACCAGTGCCGGTGCGTCGCCTTGCCGGTTTTCGATATTTCCACCATCGACATCCCGGCATCGGGGCAGTCGAAGGGAGGTGGTTGAGTTGAAAAAGATGATTTAGCGTAGCGGCCCCCAAAAAACGAAGGAAAGGAGGGAGTAGGCGTGCCGGCATCCCCTACCCAGATCAATGCGGTGTGCAACGAGCTCATCGCTGAAGCGGAAGCTATCGTCAAGTACACCGGAGACCTCGAAGCCATCAAGGACGGAGATCCCAAACTGGTCAAGACCTTTGAGGACATCCGCCTGGATGAGCTGGAGCACATCCAGAACCTCACCGTGGCTCTGACCGAGCTGCTGGTTGAGGAAGAGGAAGGAGGCGAAGGCTCCGAATGAGCGCAAGTCCCAAGCTGACCAAGGTGCTGCGACTGGACAGCATCAAGCTGGACGAGACCTACTGGACCAAAGAGGGCTACCTCATTGACCACCCGGTAGTCACCTCGGTCGGCATCTTCGAGTACCTGAACCCTGATGGGTCTATCCGTCGGGAGCTCCGGCTCCCGGAGGAGGTCTTCTCCCCGGAAAGCCTTGCCAGCTACAAGGGAAAGCCCATCATCATTACCCACGACGCCGGAGAGGTGAACAAAAACAATGTTGACCGTGAGCACATCGGCACCATCCTCTCCGAAGGATACCAGGATGGAGAGAATGTGCGGTGCGAGATCGTCATCCACAGCACGGACAGCATGAAGCGGAGCGGCCTCCGGGAGCTGTCTCTCGGTTACGGCCTGGACCTCGATGAAACCCCTGGCACCTGGAATGGCCAGCACTACGACGCCATCCAGCGCAATATCCGTATCAACCACCTGGCGCTCGTCGATAAGGCCAGGGCCGGAGAACAGGCTCGGCTCAACATCGACGGGTTTACCAGAAGACTCAAAGGAGGAAAGAAGAATATGGCTAACAAGACCACCACTCGCAAGGACGGAGGCCCCATGAACCCCGAGGACCTGGCAGCGGCCATCAAGGCGTTCCAGGAGCGCAAGGCTGCCCGCATGGGCGGCGGACACGGTGACAACGACCCCCCTGCGGAGCCCACCGTCACCCCTTCCGCCCCTGCGGCTGTCGGCGGTGAGAACAAGGACAACGACGACCCCGTTCAGATGGTCAAGGACCGCCGGGATCGCCGGGACTCCGAGGGCGACCCCGAGACCCTGGAGAACGCCATGGGCGTGATCGCTGAGATGGACGAGGACATCGGCACCCTGCTGGATGCCCTGGAGGCGTCTCAGGCCAAGCAGGACTTCGACGAGGCCGCTGCCACCCAGGACCCCCAGACCGACGAGGGAGACGACCCCAGCAAGACCGACGGCGATGACTGCGGCTCTGCCGGCGCTATCAACGCTGACGCCGCCGACAAGATTATCCGTGAGCGCATTGAGCTGGTTCGGCTGGGCGACCGTCTGCACCTGGACGGCATCGAGAGCATGAGCGTCCTGGATGCCCAGAAGGCCATCATCCGGGCCGTCAATCCCGGTATGCGGCTGGACGGCAAGAACGCAACCTACATCAAGGCGGCCTTCGACCTGGCGAAGGACACCATGAACACCCGCAAGGACACCAACTTCCAGCGCAACCAGATGGTCAACGGCGGCGGCGCCCGTCGTGCCGATGGTGCCACCGTTCCCAACGCTAAGAAAGCCCGGGAGAACATGATCGCCCGGCAGCAGAATGGAGGTAACAAGTAATGAGCGTTCAGACTTCTTATACCCAGGCAACCCCCCGTGGCGTGGCTGGCGGTCTCTATGACCTGTCCCCCCGTGCCATCAACACCCGCATCAATGGCGAGACCGGCAACACCCTGAAGTTCGGCATGGGTGTTGTCCAGGGCACCACCCCCGGCTCTGACATCAAGATTCCTGCCACCGGTGCCACCATCGAGAAGTTCGAGGGCGTCACCGTCAACGGCTACACCAGCGAGATGGACCGTGATGGCAAGGTCACCCTGGCCCCCAACACTTCCATCGGCGTCCTCCAGTACGGCAAGATTTGGGTCCGTATCAAGAAGGATGACGTCCCCGCCTATGGCGACAAGCTGTACCTGATCGTGAACGGCGCCGACGCCGGCCTGTTCACCAAGACCACCAGCGGCGACACCATCGAGGTCACCAACGGCATCTTCATCGGCGGCAAGGGGACCGGCGATGTCGCTCCTGTGGAGCTCTTCTACCAGAAGCCCGTGACCCCCGCTGGCGTCGGTGGTTAATTGAGAAATGGAGGTAAATGAACATGAGCATGAGATATGACGCCAATATGCCCTCTCAGAGCTACGACCAGGCCGACTACGAGGCCCTGCGCCGTAGCAACATCCCTGTGACCCTGGCTGAGAGCCCTGCGCTCCGCTTCGACTCCGCCGAGGATGCCGCGGTCTTCTTCGCCCGTGAGCTGGACTACATCAAGACCAAGACCTATGACCGCCTGTACCCCGAGTTCACCGCCCTGCGGCTGTTCCCGGTCACCCACGAGGTCAATGAGGGCGCTGAGACCGTCACCTACTACTCCTACGACAAGACCGGCATGGCCAAGATCATCAGCAACTACGCCACCGACCTGCCCCGTGTGGATGTGAAGGGTGAGCCTACCACCGTCCCCGTCAAGTCCATCGGCGACAGCTATGGCTACTCCGTCCAGGAGATGCGGGCCTCCCGCATGGCTGGCAAGTCCCTGGATGTGCGGAAGGCTGAGACCGCCCGCTACCAGATTGACCGCCTGACCAACATCATCGCCTGGGCCGGTGACAAGGAGGCAAAGCTCCCCGGCGTCCTGGACGAGAACAACGACATCCCCGTGTTCACCATCCAGGCCAACGACTCCGGCAAGACCACCTGGGCCGATAAGGATGCCGATGAAGTGCTGGCCGATGCCAGCGCCATCCTCCAGCAGGTGAACAAGCTGACCATGAATGTCGAGCACCCCAATGTCATGGCGCTGCCCTCCGACACCTACATCGCTCTGGCCACCAAGCGCATTCCCACCACCAACACCACGGTCCTGAAGTTCCTCCAGGAGAACCTGCCTGGCATCGACGAGATCGTGTCCTGCGCCGAGCTCAACAGCAACGCCGTCGATACCAACCCCTATGCTGATGACGAAGACGGCAAGGGCGTGTGCCTGTTCTACACCAAGGACGAGGAGAAGCTGGCCATCGAGATCCCGATGCCCTTCTACCAGCACCCCCTCCAGTACGAGAAGCTGGAAACCATCGTCCCCTGCGAGTCCCGTGTCGTCGGCGCTATGATTTACTACCCGCTGTCCGCCATCATTGCGGTCGGCGTGTAAGAGGGAGGAAATGTTATGAATATCACCAACAGAGGCAAGAAAATCATCAATATCGGTACCCTGGCCCTTCTGCCGGGCAACACCGCCCCTCTGCCCAAGGAGTATGAGGGCAACCCTGTCATCGGCTTCTTCATCAAGCGTGGCACCCTGGTGTGCGACCAGCCCTTTCAGTCCAATGCGGCCCAGACCCCCCTGAACGACGATGCTGAGGCCGCCGTCCGTGCTGAGGCTGAGGCCCGTGCCGAGGCTGAGGCTGCCAAGGCCAAGGAGATCGAGGAGGCCACCCGCTCCATCAAGAAGATGAACCGGGCCGAGCTGGACGCCGCCTGTGCCGAGGCCGGCATCCAGGTGGAGGAGGGCGACACCGTGCCCACCCTCCAGCAGAAGCTCATCGCCAAGCTCCAGGAGGGTTAAGCTATGGGCGACAGCACGGCTCTCGGCATTTTCCGCATCATTGCGCCGGAGTTCCAGGCTGTCAAGGATGAAGTGGTTGAAAAGTACCTGGCCATCACCGAACCGTTCGTGAGCAAAAGCAAGTTTGGAAGGGTCTATGAACAGGCCCTCGCCCTGTTGGTTGCACACAGAATGAAGCTGGCCGGGCTGGGAGAGTCTGTTGTTGGTGGCCTCGCCGGTAGTGGCGGGGCCACCGCTGCCTTCCAGCTTGCCAGCGTAGGGGAGGGGTCGGCCAATATGTCTTTCAACACGGCGAACATCAATGCTGCGGACAATAGCTGGTATGCACTGACCCCCTACGGCATGGAGTACCTGAATTTGCGGCGGCTCTACATTGTCCCGATCACGATAGCGAATGGAGGACGATGATGGCAGTCATTGACCGTATGACCCCGGAAGGGGAGCGCCTCATGAGAGAGATCCAAAAGCTGAAGGAGCTGGCTGTCTATGCTGGCTTCCAGGGCGGGACGAAGGCAAAGGAGAGGGATGGCGATAGCATCGTTGACTCCGATGTGGACATCCTGGATGTGGCCATGTGGAATGAGCTGGGCACATCTAACGCTCCGAGCCGTCCGTTCCTCCGAAAGAGCGTGGATGACAACGAGGCAAAGATAGCTGCCTTTTGCCAGCAACAAATCCGGCTGCTGCTCCAAGGGAGAACCACGGCAGAAGAAATGCTTAGAAAGCTGGCGGTGTTCCAAAAGGGCCTGATACAGCAGACCATGGTAGAGGGGGACTTTACCCCCAACGCCCCCAGCACCATCAAGAAGAAGGGGTCTGACAAGCCCCTCATCGACACTGGCCACATGAGGCAGTCGGTCACCACCATCATCGACAGAAAGGGGAGATCCTGATGCTGTTCACCTTCTTCAAGAGGGACTACATTGTAAGACGCTTCGGGAAGGAAACCGTCGTGGAAGGCTTCTCTGCTGCTCCCTATGAGGACTCCGTTCTGAAGCTGGAAGACTTCCAGCCCCTCTCCGCCGATGAAATCCAGGCCCTGCCGGAAGGACAGCGAAGCATCCGCCGGATAAAGTCCATCGGCACGACACAGTTCACCCCGGCCGACGAAAAGACGGGAGTTCGGGGCGACTGGGTGTACTACGAGGGACGGTGGTTCGAGTGCAGCTCCTGTCACAAGTGGGACCATACGATACTGGCCCATTACGAGTCGGAGTTCGTTGAGGTCCCTCCGGGGCCGGACACGAAGCCGCCTGAACTGGAGGTGGGAGCATGACCTATGACCAGGCCAGAAGCATCATCTTTCAGGCTACGAGCCGGTATTTCACCGGCGCCACAGTGGTTATCGGAAACTCCAAACAGGTGAAGAAAGAGAGGCCCATGGTCGTCATGGCCTTTGGGCCTCTCAAACTGTCTACATTCCCGAATGAAAAGGTCTACGACGGCAATGTGGCGGACTTCTATACCGGAAGCATGAGCCTGGAGGTCCAGCTCTACACGAACGGTAAGAGGCTGTCCAATGGAGCTATGGCAAATACCGCCGTAAGCGACCTGACCAACTATGTGAATTACATGATGTCCCAGATGATGACCACGGAGTTCAGCAGGGATGACCTCTCGCTGCTCACATCCGGCCAAATTCAGGATGTGACGGCCATCATCAACGACATGAACTATGAGTACCGAGCCATGGTGGAGTTCAATGCGACCTTCCCCGTGGCCGCCGTAGGCTATGGCGGCGTTCTGGATGAGTCCAGTATCAAAGAGGATGAACCAGATCCCGAAAAGCCGGGCGAGGTACTCCCGCCCCATATTGACCCCGAATGGAGTGAGACCCCCAGCGGCGGCAGAAACGAGGATGTCGCTGAGAAGGAGATCGGCTACTTCACGGATGTCAAAATCGAAGAAATGAAGGAGTGATATGCGAATGAGCAACCTCGACAGAATTGTGAGCATCAACATCGAGCTCCAGACTGTTGTGTCCAGCGGCGTGAGCTTCGACAACATCCTCATTGTCGGCCCTGCGCCCAAGGTTCCTTCGGAAGACCCGACCGTCCCTGATGTCGGAGTTTACACCAGCCTTGCCTCCGTCAACGAGATGGGCTGGAAGTCCGAGGGAGAAGGTGCTGACCCGGTTGGCATTGCCGCCAGAATTGCCTTTAGCCAGACGGTGAAGCCTGGCAAGATCTACATCGCAGTCCAGAAGACCACCGGCGAACCCGACGAGGGGACGCTGGAGGAGCCCACCGTAACCCTGAGCAGGGCAGAGGCGGAGTCTGGCTGGTATGTGGCTATGCCCGCCGGTATCGAGGAAGAGAAGTTTGAGGCTATGGCAGAATGGACCGAGGCCCGGGAGAAGATGTTCGGCTATTCCTACAAGAACCCGGACTCCAACCCGGTGGCCAATACCTACTTCCGCAGTTTCGGCATCTGCTACGGAGACGACACCGGCTCCGGCGATCCCTACAAGCACATCGCCATGGCCGTTCGGTTCCTGTCCTACGATGCTGGTGAGGAAACCTGGGTCAACAAGAGCCTGGCCGCCGTTTCGACCAGCAAGTTCACGGACACCCAAATCGACACCATCGACAAGGACCCTGGCAGCTACTACATCCAGGTGGGCAGCACCGGCCTGGTGCAGGGCGGCAAGGTCCGTGCCGGCGAGTGGATTGATGTCATCCGCTTCCGTGACTGGCTGAAGAACGATATGCAGCTCCGCATCCTGAACCTGAAGGTGAAGCGGCCTAAGATCCCGTACACCGACAAGGGCATCGGCCTGGTGCACAACCAGGTCATCGCCTCCCTGAAGGAGGGACGGCGCAGGGGTGGCATTGCTGAGGATCAGTACAACAGCGAAGAGGAGCTGATCCCTGGCTATATCACCTCGGTTCCCAAGGCTGCCGACCTGACCGACGAGCAGCGCCACTCCAGAACCCTGGAGGGAGTCAAGTTCTCCGCTCTGCTGGCTGGCGCCATCCATGTCACCAAGGTCGAAGGCTTCCTGGGCTATTCCCACTAAGGAGGTTGAAGCATCATGGCAGGTAAGGTAAAGACCTATAACCCCAAAGAGGTACTGATTGCTCTGGGCTCCCACATCGTCACCGGCTATGCCGAAGACAGTTTCGTGAGCATCGAGCCCAGCGGCGACGGCACCACCAAGAAGACCGGGTGCGACGGCGAGGTCACTCGCTCCATCAGCCCGGATAAGTCCTATACGGTCAAGGTGACCCTTGACCAGATGAGCGACAGCAACAGCTACTTCCAGTCCCTCTACAACCGGGACCAGGAAACCGGAGACGCCATTGAAGCCCTGATGGTCCAGGATCTGAAGGGCGGTATGCTCTTCTCGGCAGACGAGGCGTGGGTCCCCAAGCCCTCGGTCCGTGGCTTTGGCAAGGCTGCTGGCACCCGTGAGTGGGAGCTCCACACCGGACCGGCAAGCCTGGATGAATAAGGAGGTAGCACGATGAAACAGCTCACGCCCATCGTCAAAGAGATTGGCGACACCAAGTATTACATCCGTCCGTTCCCTGCCTTCACCGCTGCCAACATGACCGGCGACCTGGCCAATGTGGCCACGCCCGTGCTGGCGGCTATTGCCCCCATCGCCGTGAAGGCCCTCGGCAGCGAGGACAAGAAGGTCCTGGATGCGGACATCGCAGAGATGGCCCCCTCTTTGCAGGGGGCCTTTTCCGGGCTCTCCGGCGATAAGCTGGAGCACCTGTGCCGTAAGCTGCTGGTCGAGCACCAGAACATCTCGGTGGTCCTTCCTGGAGAAACCTCTCCCAAGCTCCTGGACAAGGACCTGGCCAACGAGGTGTTTTGCGGGGACATCCAGGATATGTTCATCCTGATGTGGTATGTCATCCAGGTGAACTTCGGGGGTTTTTTCAAGAATCTCGCCGCCCGATTTGGTCTGGACGGCGACCTTCTGAAGAGAGTCCAGAATACCAGCGTTACGGCTCCCTTGACCTGACACAGTTCACGGAGCTCGAAATGAGGATGTATGTCCTCATAAAAGCCCGGCTGGCCTCCATGACGGAGCTGAAGGAGGTCTACACCCTCGATGAAGCTCTGAAGCTGTATGCCCTGTACCAAATGGAGAACGATGTGGAAGCCTGCCGACTGAACGAGCTTAGAGCGGAAGGAGGCGGTGGCCATTGACCCTCCGTGAGCTTTTTATCGGTCTGGGCTTCCGTGTGGATGAGGCGTCGGAGAAGAAAGCGAACGATGCCATCGAGTCCTTCAAGGACAAAGCCGGAAAGATACTCGGCGCCATCGGCGTCGGCTTTTCCCTGGCCAACCTCAACCAGCTCTCCGAGGAGTTCCGAACGACAAACGACCAGATCGCCCAGGGCACCAAGCTGCTGGGCGACCAGAGTGAGATCCAGAAGAAAATCCTGGACTCCGCAAACCGGACCCGCACTTCCTACGCAGACTCCGCAAAGGTAGTCTCGTCCCTGGTGCAAGAGAACAGTGAGCTGTTCGGCACCATCGACGAGGCCATCGCCTTCAACGATGCAGCCACCATGCTCTTCAAGAGCGCCGGTAAGAGCAACGAGCAGATAGCCGGTCTGATGGAGGCCATCAACAAGTCGTTTGCGAAGGGCGTTGTGGACTCCGAAACCATGAGCCAGCTCCTGGAGCAGTCGCCGGAAGCTGTGGCCCTACTGAACAAGCGGCTGGGCACCACATCGGACCAGTTGGAGCAGATGGTCACCGACGGGAAGATTTCCCTGGCAGACCTGAAGGGGGCCTTTGTGGACAATGCGGATGAGATTGCTGCTGCCTTCGCTGGCACCAGCTTCAAAATCTCAGACGCCCTCCTGAATGTGCGTAACCAGTTTGGCCTGTGGGTAGCAGACATGGACGAGTCACTCGGCATATCGACCGCCATCGGGACCACCATGGTCAAGGGGTTCACCCTGGTCATGGATGTCCTACGCCGGGTCCAGACCCGTGTGGAATGGTTGGCTGAAAAGCTGGGCGGCACAGAAAAGCTGTTCCAGCTCATAGGAACCATAGCAGCTTCGGCCTTCGGTGTCATAGCCTTGCCGAAGCTGCTCACATTCCTGACCACCATCATGAAGATAGACAAGGCGCTGTTGGGAGCCAAGCTCAAGATGCTGGCCATCATCGCCGTGGTGACCCTCATAGCCCTGCTCATCCAGGACTTCATCTCGTTCATGAAGGGCGAGAACAGTCTCATAGGTGAGCTCTTCGACAAGGCCGGTATCGGGGCGGAGAACGCCAGGCAAACCATCTTACAAGCGTGGGGGGCCATCAAGGATTTCCTGCTGACAGTCTGGGAGGCAATCAAACAGGCTGCCCAGGTCATCTTTGGGGCCCTGAGCGAATGGTGGGAGCAGAACGGCGACGCCGTGATGGAGTCCTTCTCCCAGATATGGGAGGGGATAAAGACCCTCTGCATCACCCTATGGAGCGCCCTGTCGGACGCTGCCCAGGCAATCTTCGGCGCCTTGCAGCAGTTCTGGGACACCTGGGGCGGGACCATCATCACCATCTTCACGACCATCTGGAACACGCTGATTTCCCTCATTCAGCCCTTCCTGGACGCCATAGCCGCTATCATCAGCTTCCTGGCAAGCGTGTTCACCGGCGACTGGGAGGGAGCCTGGACGGCCATCAAGGACTTTGCGGCCGCCATCTGGCAGATGATTACCACGATTATCTCCGGTGCGCTGACCATTATCACATCCATCTGGGACACGGCGGTCGGTATCTTCACTGGTATCTTCGAGAACATCCGAAACGCTGTGGTTGAGAAGGTCACGGCCATCAAGGACGCCATCGTGGAAGGCTTTACAGCCGCCATCGACTGGATCAAGTCTCTGCCGGAACAGGCCATCCAGTGGGGTGCTGACATCATCCAGGGCATCGTGGACGGCATCAAGGGCGCCATTGGCGCCGTGGGCGACGCAGTAGCCGGAGTGGCCAACAAGATCAAGTCCTTCCTCGGCTTCTCCGAGCCGGACGAAGGACCTCTGAGCGACTTCCACACCTATATGCCTGACATGATTGACCTCATGAGCCAGGGCATCACCGCCGGAAGAGAGAAGATTAAGTCTGCCCTGGAAACCCTCACCGGCGATATGTCCGTCATGACGAAGGCCAATGTGGTCAGCCCTGGTACTGCCTCTGTGGCGACCGGCTCCAACCAGGTGAACAAGAGCGTAGTCCAGAATGTAGAGATCAACAACAAGTTTGAGGGCGACCGGGCCGGGCAGGAGAAATCCGCCGAGGCCATGGACAAGGCGGCCGGGGACTCCACCGCTGAACTCGCCCGTGCGTTGCAGTATGCGAGGTGATGCCTATGCCAAGAAGAAACATCCAGCCCGTGAGCGTGGCGGGCATCGAGTTCGCAGCACTCATGAACGAGACCCAGACCTTCACTTCAGACATCCCCAGCTATCCGGTTGAGACCGGGTACTCGGTATCTGACAGCATCATCCTCCAGCCCATGGAGCTGCCCCTGACCCTGCTCATCAGCGATACACCGCTGACCTGGCGGGGCAGGGTTCGCTCCGTTTCTGAGACCGAGGCCATGCTGAAGGAGCTGTACTTCAAGAAGTCCACCTTCACGGTGGTCACTCCCAGCGGGACCTTCAACAACATGGGCATCACATCCATGCAGATCAAGAGGTCCACGGAGCTGGGCTTCAACAAGGAGGTTTCCCTGAGCCTGAAGGAGGTCAACACCACGGCCACCAAGACCGCTGCCATCCCGGCCAGCTACGGGAAGAGCGGGGCCACCGGTTCCAATGCCGGAACGGCCAGCACAAGCAAAGGCTCCGCTTCAACCAGCGGGTCGGGGAGCAGCTCCGGCTCCGGGAGCTCCAGCTCCAAAAAGCAAAGCTCCGGCTCCATCCTTTACGGAGTCGCCTCTGCGGCTGGACTTATCTGACGGAGGTGAGCCATGGAATACACCGTTATCGCTGTCCCTGATATGAATGACAGCTTCTCCCGGGTGGTTCTGGGCGGCCAGGCTTTCCAGATCCGCTTCACCTGGAACGACACCGCACAGCGGTGGATGTGGGGGCTCTACACCACGGAGAGGGTCCCCATTATCGAAGGGGTCCGGGTTGTGCCCAGCTTCCCGCTCAACCTGCCGTATGCCCACCTGGGGCTACCGGCCGGGGCGTTTGGCGCCATCACAGAGCTGGAAGCAATCGGACGCCAGGACTTCATCACTGGTGACGCTCAGTTCGTGTTCATCCCGGCAGAAAAATAGGCCGTTTGAACGATGTCCACCGGACGGTCCTGACGGACACTCCGCAGGACTGTCCATAGGACAATCCACCTGTAACCATAACCAATACCATAACCATAACCATAACCAGTATATTACCTTATTTCCCTTACGGGAAATATGAAAAAAGCGCCGGCTTGCGCCGACGCATTACCACCTGGGAAACATCCTGTATTATGCCTTCCAATTCGGTAACATTGATTGTCACCAGACACCGGTTTGATAGAATGATGATACCGAAAGGGGAGAGGCGGTGCCGCCCCACTACAAGCGCACCGCCTCTCTAAACACAGATGGAGTTGCCCACCAGTGGAACGATTATATCATGGCTGGGCGCTCCAATCAAGACCAGAACGGAGGGCAAGCCTATGAACAGAGAAGAAATTGAGAAAAGCATCCTCGGGATGGAGGATGTAGGCACGGTGCTTCTGATGATGGACCGCTCCTTTGTCGGCAGATACCCGGAGCCGGAAGCGGTAGAGAGGGCGTTCTACATACTGAAGTCGGTGTTCGAGCAGCGGTACATGGCCCTGAGCGTGGCCTTCTACGGAGGTGGAGCCCATGCGTGAGAGAGTTTTGGTCCGGCCCGCTGGCCAGAATTGCATGGTCTTTGCTGATGACAGCAAGCGGGAAATCCGAGTGGTCTACGAGCCGGACGGGACGCCGCTGTTCTGTGCGACAGACCTGGCTGCCTGCATGGGGTACAGCGCCCCCACCAAAGCGGTTACACGGATGGACGAAATCACCAAGTACCGCCGGTTCGTCCCCTGGGTTTCTGCAAAGAAACGGGGGAAGTCAGAGGCAGTCTGCATCGACAGCCGTGGGGTGGAGCAATTCCTCCGGCACGGCGTTCCGAGCGACGAGCTTGAACGCTGGGTCCTGGAAGAGCTTATCCCGAAGGCGGAAGCTGTTGGCGGCCGCATGGGGTATGATTACCAAGACCCGGAGCCGGAGCCCAGGTGGGAGGCGTCAACGCCTCAGCGGCAAGACGGAAGCATCCTGGACCGACTGGATGCAATCATCCTGGAGGTCGTAATGCTGAAGCAGGAGATTATGAGAAGGACATAACAGAGTACCGGAAATGGGGTCGCCAAATGGCGGCCCCTTTTGCGTGTTCTGGGAAGGGAGCGGCATGAAGAACTTTGACAGGCAGTACCGAATGACTGCCGGGAAGCCCGGAAGTGTGGGGTTTGAAATCGGGGGAACATCCCCGTATGCCCTCCACATCAGTTTTTCGGTCCAGAAGCAGGAGCTGGAGAGCAGCAATACCGCCAAGGTCCAGGTCTGGAACCTCAACAAGGCCAACCTGGCCACGCTGGAGGAGAAAGACTGCTATCTGACCCTGAAGGCCGGGTATGGCAATACGCTCCCGGTCATTTTGAGCGGAACGGTGTCTCACAGCAACACAAAGCTGGACGGAGCTGACACCCTCACGGAAATTGAGGTCGTTGATGGCCTGGCGGAGATCCGTGACACCTGGGTCTCCATCTCGTATGCGGGGAAGGTCAACTCCAAGAAGATAATCGACGACATCGCCTCCCAGATGGGAGTGACGGTGACATACAGCTATAACGCCGAGTTTGCAGACATACCGAACGGATTTTCGTTTGTTGGCCAGGCCAAACACGCCCTCTCGAAGGCTTGTGCGGTGAGCGGCCTGGAATGGTCCATCCAGAACGGCGTCCTCCAGGTCAAAAAGCCTGGCGATGTCATGAGCAAAGAGGTGTATGTCATCAGCCCTGAGACGGGGCTCATCAGCATCCCTGAACGGGTCCAGATCAGCAGCTCAGACCAGAATGGAAAGAACCAGGTAGGCTATGACCTGGTTTACCTCATGAATGGGGCCATAGGTCCGGGGGACTATGTTCAGGTAGATAGCAAATACCTGAAGGGCTTCTTCCGGGTCTACTCCCTGGAAATCGACGGAGACAACCTGGGCGGAGCGTGGCAATGCAAAGCCCGGGTTCTGGAGGTGGTATGAATGAACGGAGAATTTGTGGAGCAGGTGAAGGAGACCATGAAGGCGTCCCTGGACCAGGTGCACACCTGTGTGCCTGGGAAAGTGGTGTCCTTCGATGCCTCTACCTGCCAGGCGACGGTCCTTCCGTCCATGAAGATCAAGAAGCCGAACGGTGAGATGCTGGACTACCCGCAAATCACCGGCGTCCCTGTGGTGTTTCCTCAGAGCTCGGCCCAGGGGGTTACGATAGCCTACCCGGTGAAGGCCGGGGATGGCTGTCTTATCCTGTTCTCGGAACAGGCCCTTGACCAGTTCCTCTATGACCGGGACACCGGGACGGACCTGAAGTTTGACCTGAGCAATGCTGTTGCAATCGTCGGACTATTTGCCAAGGGAAACAGCGTTATGGCTGAGGCCACCAACTCGAACGCCGTCATTGTTGATGCCCAGGGGACGAGAGTGAAGGTCCAGAGCGGCCTGGTTCAGATTGATGCCGCTACCGTGACCATCAACGGGAATGTGACGGTAAACGGGAACTTCACCACCCAGGGCGGCGTGGTCAAGCTGAACTGAAGGGGGGATTGAAGTGCCTGAAGCTGCAAGGCTGAACGATGCGGTGGCCGGGACCACGGCCGGGGAGCACACGGGCCATGTGCCGCCGCACAGCCCGGAGCCGTTCTCGGGAGAGATAAGCTCTGGATGTTCGGGGGATGTCTTCATCAACGGAATGGCGGCGGCCACAGTCGGTAGCGTGACCACGGAAAGAGATGGATGCTGCGGGAGCTCCAGCGGTAAGGTAGCCGCCGGAAGCTCCTCGGTTTTTATCAACGGGAAGCCGGCTGCCAGGCGAGGGGATGCCCTGGCACCGCACAGCGGGGAGGGGACCGTCACAGCCGGGAGTGTAGATGTCTTGATTGGAGGTTGAGAAATGTATGACTTGAAGCTGGACAGGACCGGAGACCTGGAGATCAGTGAAGCTGGGGATGTGATGCTCACCCAGTCTGTTCGGCAAGCGGTAGAAATCAGGCTCCGGTGGCTCTTCGGGGAGTGGCGGTTTGCGCCGGAGAACGGCGTCCCGTACCTGGAGAGAGTGATGGTAAAAAAGCCGGACATTGAGGGCATCAAGCAGATCCTGCGGCAGGAAATTATGGCGGTCGATGGTATGGAGGATGTCATGAACCTGAATATCGTCATAGACGACAAGACCAGAGAGGCGGTTATCACCTTCGATGGAACTGCTGACGGGGAAAACTTTAGCGAGGAGGTGATGGTGAGTGTCTGAATACGGAATTGTCAAGACCGGCGTTAAGATCAAGCGGCTCGACACTATCCTGGAGGAAATCAATGCTTACCAGTCGGAGGGGTTTGGGGTTCAGGTGGGAGCGAACGCCAGGTCCTTCCTGAATGTGATGAACACCAGCGTGGCCGATAAGATTGCCGAGCTGTGGGAGTTTGGGGAGCAGATCTATCAAAACCTGTCCCCGTTGACAGCGGAGAACGCTGCCCTCGACAAGGCGGTCCAATTCGGCGGAAATAGCCGAGAGAGGGCCAGAAGCACCTACTATCCCATTCATTGTGAGTGTACCGAGGGTATCACCCTGAACGCTGAGACGCTCATAGAGTCGGATACCAACCCGGCCATCAAGTTCTTGTCGGCAGAGAATATCACTGTTTCCCGTTCGTCTTTCAACAAGGCAAAGGTAAAGGTTGTTTCCTTGCAGGCTGGGGAGGCTTATACGGTTGCTTTGAACGGGACCCTATTCTCTCATACCCTGGGAGAACACGAAGGACCAGAGGCGCTTCTGGGCGCAATAGCAGCACTCATTGAAGGGGACGAGAAGCGGGAGTTCACGGCCTCCTACGATGGGGAGAACGGCTGGCTGCTCATCGAGGCTGTGAATGTAGAGTCGGACAATGCCATGCTCTTGACCGACAACCTTACGACCCATAGCGTGACCACCATCATCAACTTCGCAAGCGAGGAAGTGGGGGAGATCTCGCTGCCTAACGGGGCAATCACAAAGATTGTCACAGCGCCCACCGGCTTCCTGAGCTGTACCAACCTGTGCGGCTACATCGCCGGGCGGCTCCTGGAGACCGATGTGGAGCTCCGGCAGAGCTACTGGGATAAGATTTTCAGCCGCTCGTCCAGAATGACCGACAGTATCCGGTCCGCCATCCTCATGAACTGCCAGGGAGTCACGGCGGCCGAGGTCTATGAGAACCGCACCAACGAGACGGATGACGCCGGGCGTCCACCACATAGCGTAGAGGCTGTGGTTGATGGAGGCAGCAACAGTGACATTGCTGCTCAGATCCTGGCGTCCTCCGCTGGAGGCATTACGACCTATGGCTCGGTTTCCGTTGATGTCCCCGGAGAAGATGATGACAGCATCCGGGTCTGCTTCAACAGACCGACCTACATCTATGTCTGGTTCAAAGTGGAGCTCACTATCTCAAAGGCAAGCCAGGTTCCGACCAACTACGCCGAGCTGGTGGAAGAGGCCATCGTCGATGCTATGGACCAGATTGGAACAGGCCAAGATGTCATCCCGCAGCAGTTCCTCAAAGACATCTACGCCCAGATCCCCGGCATCAGTTACATCGACATCTCGGTCTACCAGACCACATCGTCCGAAGAAGGGAAGCCTCCTGAATACCCCGACAAGAGCGTGCCTGTCTCCCAGCGGGAACGGGCGGTGACCAGTTCGGATAGGATCGAGGTGGCGCTGGATGGCTGAACTCGACTTCAGAGAGAAACTGAACCAGGACCTCCTGGAGCAGTTCCGGGGGAAGAAGAACATCGCCGTCGTGGCCAATTCCTATGCGAAGCAGCTCCAGGAAGTTCATGACTTCCTGGAGTCTCTTTTGCAGTTGCTGGACATCGACGCCTGTACTGGGGCACAGCTTGACATTATCGGTGATATTGTCGTTCTGTCCAGGTATGACGCCCGAGTGATAGTAGAGCGGTCCTACGATGGGGAGGCGCTGGATGACGACCTCTACCGGAAGCTCATCAAGTGGAAGATCCTGCTGAACACCAATGACTGTACCTACTGGTCAATCATGAAGGGCATCAAGATGTTCTGGGACAAGACGCCGGTGTACTACAAAACCGACCCTGAAATCCCGGCTACCATCCTTCTGAGCACGCCACCGCTGGACCCGAGCACGAACCCGAGGGAACTGCTGGAGATGCCCATTATCCGGCCTGGCGGTGTAGATTTGAAGCTGACTGCCACCACAGAAAACCCCGCCATGGAAGGGGAAGTCTATGTCGGCGGCGCTATGTTCCAGGGCATTATCTCCACCCAGTTGTCCGAGATCCAGATCGACTACAATCTTCGGGAAGAAGTCAAAATTGTTCCGGCAATCTGGTCTGCCATGCAGACTGTCCTGCCGGAAATTAAGAGCGAATAGGAGGAATGAAATATGGCACAGTATGGTTTCTTTATCCCCGCTGCCGGCCGGGAGCTTATCGCATCCCTGCTGGCGGGAGAAAAGCTGGAGATCAGCAGGGTTATGGTCGGAAGCGGCCGCCCCGAGACGCTGGAGGAACTGTCGGCACTCACGGACCTGGTGGCACCGGTCGCAAGAGGAACCTCGACATCTCCCCAGCGAGACGGGGAGAGCGTCAACATGATCGTGGAGTACCGGTCCGACCTGAACGGCGGACTGGACACCGGCTTCTGGCTGAATGAGTTCGGCATCTTCGCAATGGACGGCGAAGAGGAGGTCATGATTTACTATGGCTCCCTGGGAGACTATCCCCAGTGGGTCAGCGCCTACAATGAGGGCGCTATCGACATCCGACGCTATCCCGTCACGCTTCATGTCAGCTCTGATGTGAATGTGGTCATCACCTACCCGCCCATGGCCTTTATGACCGCTGAGGATGTGGAGAGCTTCTGTATGACCACGGTGCTCCCTAAGTTCCTGGAAAAGGCCCAGGAGCTCATTGACGCCCACAACGAGGATGCTGAGGCTCACCCCGCCATTCACACGGAGATTGACGGCCTGGATGCCAGACTCACGCTGCTGGAGCTGATGTATAGCACTGATGTCTCCGGCAACCCGTTCACTATCACATTCAAAGAGCTTGATGGGCTCCAGGTCACCGGTGTCCACAATGCCACCCAGGGGAGAATTGAGTTCTGATGGAGAAGGTCTTTTCTGTAAAGCCGGAAGAGTTGTCATGCGTTGTGGGAAACCTGTTTGCGGAGCTGGAGCCTCCATGCGATGCCCTGCACCCCGTAGGACTTACCCTGCACGGGAGAACGCTGTCCGGGAATATGGCCACCCTGCTGGTGCTGAAGGACTACTGTGTGTTCCAGGGGGAAGAGGAAGACCTGGAGGCAGCACGGAGACCTTGCATCGACCGGAGGTGCTGTCATGGCTGAGAAAGAGTATGTCCTGGGCAATAAGACCAAAGACCTGCTGGTTTACTCCTTTGTGGTCACAAAGCCGATAGGCGACAAGACCATGGAGATCGGAGAAGTCATCAAGATGATGGAGACCATCATCGGCCTACCGCAAGACGCCAAGGACGACTTCATCCGGGAGTGCCTCGACAAGATGAAGAAGGCCAGCAGCAAGCAGGGCTTTCCGAAAAGTGCGCTGCACACCTACATCAAGACCATCCGGGAAACAGCGGTCTCCATCGTCCAGAACATCCATGCTGCCAACGACTGCTCCTTCCAGACTGAGTACGAAAGGCGGCTGGACCTTATCCATGCCGCTCTGAACGACTGTAATCTGCTCCTGAAGCTCGTGGAGATCAGTCAGTCCCTCGGCTACATCAGCATGAAGCGAATGGGCCACTGGACCAAGCTCATCACCGATGTGAAGTACATGACCCTTGCATGGAAGAAGAAGGACACCGAGAGAGCGAGAACCATCTGCCGGCAGGAAGAGGTCAAGAACTACGAGCTCCAGGCTGGCATTATCGCTTCGGCCGTGGCTCGTGCCCTGGGCAGAAAATAAGGATGCTCGGCGGGGGCACCCGCCTTGTATTAGGGTATGGTCCGTCGCGCCACCAACTGGTGGCTCCGCTCCCCGAACACCAACAACACCAACAACGTGTGGAACGTCAACTCCAACGGCGATTACAACAACAACAACGCCAACAACTCCTATGGCGTCCGCCCCGCTCTGATGGAAAACGAGTTCTAGTAGGCAAAGCCGAAAGCAGAGTGTCCATCATCAAAGGGGGCCATATCCTGTCCTCGCTTCCCCGGGGAGGCGGGGATAAATACATTACGCCGATGCCTGGTGTCCTCCGGGATGCCTGACTACTGTGCGATACCGTCTGGCAGCACATCGCCACGGCGTTGAGAGGGAGAGAGCGGCCCGCTGCTTTGAGACGGAGGCCGCTCTCGTTTTATGCTCATGTCAATGACTTTTGAAGAAATCTGCACCTTCGAGGTGCTATACCGGGCCTACCTTGCGGCCCGGAAAGGGAAGAGGAGGAAGCTGAGTGCGGCACAGTATGAGGCCAATGTCCTTATGCTAACTGAGCGCCTGGCTTATATCCTCAACACCGACACTTATGTCCCCAGTAAGTTCGAGACATTTTTCGTTTACGAACCCAAAAAACGGCTGGTCCAGGCTCCGGCGTTCGTGGACAAGGTGGTTCAACACGCCATCGTAGATAACACTCTCTATGAGGCAATCACCAGGAGCTTTATACCGGCCAACTGCGCTTCTCAGATCGACAAGGGGATGCACTACGGTCTGGACCTCCTGAAAGGCTTCATGACTGACTACTGGAGGAAGAACCATACGACCGACGGCTGGGTCCTGAAATGCGATGTGCGGCACTTTTTCGCCAGCATTGACCACGACCTGCTGAAGCAGAAGTTACGAAAGAAGGTGGTAGACGACAGAATTTTCAGGCTCATGTGCATTTACATCGACGCAAGTGCGGATGGGCTGCCACTCGGCTACCAGACATCCCAGCTCCTGGCCTTGCTGTTTCTGGACGAATTTGACCACTTCGTGAAGGAGCGCCTTCGGATAAAGTATTATGTCAGGTACATGGATGACTTTCTTCTCATCCACCCGGACAAGGAGTACCTGCGATATTGTCAGAAACAGATTGAAACCTTCCTCACTGGACTCCGGCTGGAGCTCAATGAGAAGACCAACATTTTCCCGTTGAGACACGGGGTAGACTTTCTGGGTTTTCACACCTATATCACGGAGAGCGGCCAAATCATCCGAAAACTCCGCCACTCGTCCGTCAAGCGGATGAAGGGGAAAATCAAGAAGTGGAAGAAGGACTACCCGACCGGCAAGGCCACCAAGCAAGAGATTCTGGATAGCTGGACCGCATGGGACGCTCATGCGGCCCATGGCAACACCTACACACTCCGGCGGGAGATCGCTGCAAAGGTCTCGGAAATAATCGGCACCCAGTTGCGGTGCCATGCCCCCATCAGGCTGTCAAAGACCCAAAAGGCGATGCTGGAGTACAAAAAGAGGCTGAAAGCCTCGAAACAGGCCGCTTTACAGGCGGCAGATGAACACCATGTGGCTGCGGCCCCATGGTGATTTTTTTCGCAAGGAGGTATCTCTATGGCAAGTGTCGCACTTGGCACGAAAAGCGTGGGCTCCATCGTCAAGCTGAACGAGAGCGGAAAGGCAGTAAACTACCTCGTTGTCCACCAGGGCAAGCCTTCCAGCATCTACGATGAGTCCTGTAATGGCACCTGGCTTCTCCGGCAGGATCTGATCGAGAGTAGGGTTTGGGATGACGGTAATGTGAACAAGCTGGAAAGCTCCGACATCCAGGCTTGGCTCAACAGCACCATGCTCGGGAAGTATGATTCCAACATCCAGGCCGCCATCAAACAGGTCAAGATCCCGTACCGAAAGAACGGCGGTTCCGGCGGCACGGACCAGACCGGGGCAAACGGCCTGAGCTGTAAGGTTTTCCTGCTGTCCGGCTATGAAGTTGGATGGACCACCAGCACCAGTTCCTACTTCCCTGTGGACGGTGCAAAACTGTCCTACTTCGAGGCCGGCACCGGGTCCTCGGCCAACAACAAGCGCATTGCGAAGCTGAACGGCAGCGCCACCGGCTGGTGGCTCCGCTCCCCGTTCGCCGGCCGCGCCTACGTCGTGTGGCTCGTCCTCTCCGGCGGCGATTACGGCAGCTTCGTCGCCGGCAACTCCTATGGCGTCCGCCCCGCTTTGGTATTGCCCTCTACACTCTTGGTCTCTGATGACGGCTCCATCACCACGAACACGGCCCCGACTACGCCGTCCAGTATCACCATCCCGAGCAGCATCTCCGGCGGCACGAGTATCACGGTGAAGTGGGGCGCCAGTTCTGACGCCCAGGGCAACCTCGCCGGATACAAGGTTGAGAAGTCCATCAACGGAGGAAGCTCCTGGAGCCAGATTTACCAGGGCTCCGCACTCCAGACGAACGATAATGTGGCGTTTGGGACTGAGAGTGTGATGTACCGGGTTAAGGCATACGACACCGAGGGTCTGGAGTCTGGCTACAAGACCAGTAACCAGGTGACGGTAATCAACAACACCGCACCCAGCGCCCCGCCCAGCATCACGGTCCCGCTTACTGTGGTGGGCGGCGGAAAGCTGACCGTAACCTGGACGGCGAGCAATGATGGCGAGGGAAACCTGGCCGGATATGAGCTGGAGCGGCAGGTGGCCTCCGGCGGATGGTCCCAGATCTTCAAGGGCAACGCCCTCAGCTTCCAGGACACCATCACGAAGGGGTGGGCCAGCGTCCAGTACCGGGTACGGGCCTATGACGCCTACAACGCTACCAGCGGCTACACCACCAGCGAAGTCAGAACCGTGGACAACAACACGGCTCCCACCATCACCTGTGACCAGGGCAGCGGCACCGACCTGGGGGAGAAAAGCTCCGGCTTCAGTATCTCCTACACCGTCAACGACGCCGACAAAGACACCGTAACCGTGACCGAGAGCATGGACGCCGCCACCAAGCGGACCTTCCAGCCGACGCTCGGCCAGGCCAACCAGTTCCAGGTGACGGGGACCTACTTCCAGCAGCTCCTGAACGGCAAGCACACCATGAAGATGAAGGCCCAGGACACCGGCGGCAAGTCCGCAGAGCACATCCTGACCTTCACGAAGTCCGTGACCTCCTGCTCTATCACGATGGAGCAGCCGATGGAGGCGGACGCCAAGATCACGATTATGGTCATGTCGGTGGCCGGGGACATTCCTGCGGACGCCGAGTACCAGGTCCTGGTCACCAACAACGCCAAGGACGACGAGCCCGTGTGGGAAGATGCCACATCGGCCATCAAGTCCGGCGCCAACTATCTGTTCACCAATGAGACTGCCACCAACGGGTTTGCCTTCAACTTCAAGCTGACCGCTTCCCGTGGGTCCAGCGGTATCGGCGGATACATCAGTTCCATCCAGGGAGGGTTCCAGTAATGGCTATCAAGTGGAGACAGGACAGCGTGAAAGCAATCCAGGAAGAGAAGGCTGAGGCAGCGAAGGCCGAGGCCATGATGGCTCAGACCCAGGTGGCCGTTATGGCCTTCTGCGCTACGGCCACTACCATCACCGACAACCAGGCACTCCAGATGCCGGATATGTTCCCGGCCTGGGAGGATGTCCTGAAGGCGGGGGAGAAGCTCGGGGAGGGGACCATCCTGCGGGACGGCACCGTTCTGTACCGAGTGGTCCAGTCTGGCGGCGTCGTGCCCCAGGAACATCAGCCGCCCCATGGTGAAGGTATGCTGGCGGTGTACCGCCCCATCGACCAGAGCCATGCCGGCACCCTGGAGGACCCCATCCCCTGGGTCTACGGAATGGACTGCACCGCCGGGACTTATTACAGCTACAACGGCCATGTCTATCAGGTGGCCGAGGCCGGAGATATGAAGCCGTGCGTTTGGCCGCCTGACACCCCTGGCCTGTGGCAGTGGGTTCTCGTCAAGTGAGGAGGGGAGGAAAAATGTGAGCATAAAAGAAATGGTCCTTGACGGTGGGGGGATGCTGCTGATCCTGATGACGATTGTGCAGATTTCCCCCATCAAGATTAACCCGTGGTCCGCCCTGGCAAATGCCATTGGGCGGGCCTTCAATGCGGATGTCCTGAAGGAGCTGGATGGCGTGAAGCGGGACCTGGCAGCCCATGTCAAGGTTGATGACGAGCGAAATGCCGACGAGCACCGGGCCAGGATACTGCGCTTCAACAACGAGCTGCTGCGTGACATTCCGCACACGAAGGAGGAGTTCATTGATGTCCTGGCTGACATCGACTTCTATGAGCGGTACTGCGAGACCCACAAGGACTACAAAAACAACCGGGCCGTCCATGCAATCGCAAATATCAGCCGGGTCTATGATGAACGACTCCAGAAGCACGACTTCCTAATCTCGTCATCGAACGAGCGTGACGGAGAAGATTAAGCTGAAAATCGAAAGGAGAACGAACCATGAACACTGACCAGATCGTGAACCTTGTAGTTGCTGTTCTCACCGGACTGGCCGCCTGCATCCCGCTGGCGGTCAAGCTGGTCCAGTATGTCCAGAAGGCTACCCAGGAAAAGAACTGGGGCGCCCTGCTGGGGCTGGTGGTTGACCTCATGGAAGAGGCTGAGGTCAAGTTTGCGGACGGCGCCACCCGGAAGGAGTGGGTCATGGCGATGGTCCAGACCAGCGCCGAGTACATCAATTACCCCCTGGACACCGAGGCGCTGTCCGAGCTGATTGACGCCCTCTGCGATATGACCAAGGTGGTCAACCCTCCGGCAGATGAAGAGCAGTCTGAAGGTGATACTGAACAGCCGGCTATCGAAAGCCATGATACCGAGGAGCAGGAAGGCGGGGACAGCAATGACGCCGGTTGAGAGAGTTCTGGCCACGGCTCGGGCGGAGATCGGCTACATCGAGAAGGAGACCAACTCCCAGCTCGATGATAAGACCGCGAACGCCGGAGACGAAAACTGGAATAAGTACGCTCGGGATCTCGATGCCCTGGGCGTCGTCTACAATGGCCGAAAGAACGGCTATTCCTGGTGTGACATCTTTGTGGACTGGTGCTTCATCCACACCTTCGGGCTGGAGGTTGGCATGAAACTGCTCTGCCAGGCGATGAAGGGGGTGGGAGCCGGATGTTCCGGCTCCGCCAACTACTACAAGCAGAAGAGCCAGTTCCACACCAGCAACCCGAAGCCTGGAGACCAGATTTTTTTCACGAAAGATGGTGGAAAGACCATGTACCACACCGGCGTCGTGGAGAAGGTTTCCGGCGGCAGGGTCTACACCATCGAGGGGAACACCAGCTCCCTGGCCGGAGTCGTTGAAAACGGCGGCTGCGTCCGGGACAAGAGCTACCCTCTCGGTGCCAGCTACATCGGCGGCTATGGCCGCCCCGATTACTCTATTGTGGAGGATGATGAAGACATGGATCAGAACAAGTTCAACGAAATGTTCAAGACGGCTATGACCGGGTATCGCAAGGAGCTCCAGGACAATGACAGCGGTGAGTGGTCCAAGGAGGCCAGAGAGTGGGCCGTGGAAAAGGGCCTGTTCGCAGGAAACGGCACCACCGTGGAAGGCGACCCCAACATGATGTGGGAGGACGGCGTAACTCGAGAGCAGTATGCTGTCGTCAGCAAGCGGCTCTACGACATCATCATGGAGGCCGTCAAGGACCTGATTGACAAAGCGTGATGAAGTTGCGAATTGAAAGGTCTGCAAAGCCCGAGTTCTCCAAGCGGTTGGTCATGGACATTCGGGCCCTCCTGTGGGTTGTCACCCTGGGCGGGCTTGCCCCTGGCAGCATACTGCATCCGTGTTGGGTACACCGGCTCTTTGCCGTGGATCAGCGCCATGGTTGGATTGCCATGGACCGCTCATGGGGTCGTTTGTAGCTTCTACCTGAACATGAGCAAGAGCGACCACAGTGAGGGCGGTATCACATTCGAGGCCGCCAAGGCGGCAAACTTCAACGTACCGAAAGAGCCAGAAGGCTCCGTCAATAGCCCTGCAATCTAAAGTAACGCCCCCAGCTCGGATAAATGACCGGGTTGGGGGCGTTTTTTTGTTTTCCTGGGGATTGCGAAGAATGTCGAGGGCTGGTAGAATAAACTCCAGTCGCCCTGCCTCCGGCCCGGTAATCGGGAAGGAGGTGATAACTATGCTGGAGGCGATACTCAATTTCTTACTGGCCGTCGCAGCAGGTGTAATTGGCACTTACATCTGCAAGTGGCTTGACGACCACAGCAAGGGCGACTAAGCACAAAGAAGCCGGGAGGGTGGCACCCCTCCCGGCTTCTGCTATGCTGGAGATACTCAATTTCTTAGGCAAGGTCATTATACCACGCCACAACCAGTATATGCAATAGAAAATAAAAAATCCGTTGATATTGCGGCGGACAATCCTACGGACACCGCACGAAGTGAATATGATTTCTGAAAAAACTGATATGATTTTGAAAAGCCATTGCATCTACTGTGTCCTGTGGTTAGAATTGAAGAAACAGCCGAAGGAGGTCAGAAAATGGGAACATTTGAAAACAGCTTACTCGAAGCAGCGCGGTCTATGAAAGACGCCTACCCCAAAGCCCTTGCCAGTTTCCTGTTTCGAGAAATCATAGAAGACGCTCATGTGAAGTATAACATTTCGCAAGAGGACATCCGCTCCATGTGCAAAATGGCGGTAAACCGTGCCGCATTATTCTTGAAGATGAAAGACGACCCAGCCCTGTATAGAGCGTTTGCCGTTCATGCCCTCGAAGGGTTTGAGTGGGATGATGCCGAAGATACTGAAGACACTAAAGCTGAACTGGAAACACTGAAATCAATCAGATAACAAAACCGATGCCCTCCCCGATGCTGCCGGGGAGGGCTTTTTTATTTTGCACAAAAATAGATGCTCATATTTGACAAAATGTTCCCGGTTGGCTTTCAGTGGATTTCCATATACATTCATTCGCCGCACCTACCGCATAACCAGAGGGCTTCCAGAGGCTTTCCAGAGGGCAACGATACCAGAAGTCACATGACAGTTGACACCAGAAAATAATTTTGCAAAATATCAAAAATATGCTTGACTTACCAGTTGGGTAAGTTAGAATGATAATAGGCAAAGAAAATTACCAAAAAGGTAAAGTTGCCGAGCCTGCCGCCGGAATGCGGTAGGCGAACACTTGGCAGGAGGTGTAGCACAGATGGAAGTTGGTGATGTGAGCATGACCGCAACTGAGGCGGCCCGCCTGATTGAGTGGCTCGAAAGCCACGGGCACACGGCCGAGGAAGCTACCGAGTGCATCAAGTACATCGCTGGTTATCCGGCACCCGCAAATCCCAAAAAGTAAAAAGTTAGGCTCCCCAGAAGCCTCGCAAGCACCGGGAGCCTAACCCCATAGGCGGGACGGGACCTGCCTCCCGTTCCGCCACCTATGGTAGCACGAAGGCAGGAGATAGTCAAGAAAGGATAATCGAAATGAAGAGCAAGCCCTATAAGCTGAACGGCAAGCTGTTCCGCTACAACTTCACAACCTGCACTGTTGAATACATCCAGAAGGCCGACGAGGACGAGGTGAAGACCGACGAGGAGTGGAAGAGGACCCACGGCGGACGTAGCCTCTTCGGAATTGACGGTGACGGCTACATCATTCTGGATACCATCGGGCTGGGTCGTGAGAACTGGGAACGCAAGGAAGTTCGGGACTGCTATCTGTCCGCCTGGTGCAACGACCTGGATGAAGAGCTGGCCTGCATGACGGCAGACTTCGTGAAGTACGAGCTGCCGTACCTGATTTGAGGTGGACGCCATGACACATGATCTGATAGGCGAGGCCGTAGTGGGGCTGGCCTTGATGGCTGGCTTCCTGGTAGTCCTCGGCGTCGGCGGTCTGGTTGCCGACTATGTTTTCCCGCACATTCCCTTTATCCAGCGGTATCTGGACAGCCTTCCCGATTGGGACGATGAAGTGGAGGAGTAAGAGATGGTCACCAATTATGCTGAGTGGAAAGCGGCGGTGGCTGCGGAGCACAAGAAGCTGGTCGATGTGGACCTGTTCCTCAATGACGACGGTAAGGAGCGGATGAGGGTGTTCGACATCCTCGGAACCCTGGCAAGCCTCAGCACAACACCGGAAGAGCTGTTAGCCTGGATTGAGAGCAAAGAGGACTTCGACAAGTCCGAGGTGGCCGCCGTTGAAAGCGACCACGCCCGCCTGGCCATCAAGGCCCTGCGGAACATCGCCAAGAAGGACGATAAGCACAAGCTGGTCCCCATGCCTGGAACCGAGGGCGACTGGGGCGAAAAGTTTTGGGGAGGTAAGTAAGTATGAAGTATTCGGAGCTGAGAGCGGCGTTCTACCAGCACGAAGAGACCCGGCCGGAGCGGCACCTGACGGCAATCATCGTCTTCACCGAAGACAGCTTTGACAGGCGGTATCCCAGACTGAGCCGGTCGTACATCACCAGCAGCAACAACAAGGCATACCAGCCGAACATGGGCGGCTACTCGGTATTCGCTTCCTGCCTGGACGGAACGGACCAGGGGGTCCGCCTGGAGTGGTACATGGAGGCACATGGAAACACCGGCGGCTGGAAGGTAGAAGACTGCTACATCCTGGAGCAGATGAGGGATGTGGCTGCAATCCCCAGCCTCAGTAAGGCCACCCAGGACGATGGAACTGTCTGCTACTTCTTCGGCGGCACCACCATCCGGGTCGAGGAAAGCATTGACCACGGTAAGCTGCGGTTGAAGCCGGTGGCCGGAGATCAGGTGGCCTGTGGGGAGTGGACGGACCTGGACATTGACCAGGTAGCCGGGTACTGCGTTCTGCTGGAGCGGCAACTGAACAGAGAGGCAGGGGGGTCGTGAAGCCTATGAAGTTCTGGGCGGTAAGCACCAAGTATTTCGACAGTGGAAAGGTGAAGGTAAACATCTACCCTGTCGAGGCTGAGACGAAGCCGAAGAACGGAATGACCGAGAACAAGATGTGTGACCACTACATCGACTACTTCGACACCTACGAAGAGGCGGTTGCATGGTATGAGCAGGCTAAGAAAGCCTGATTTGAAAGGAGATGCCGATATGGCGAATATGAGTTACTGCCGGTTCCACAACACCCGGATTGACCTGGAGGACTGCCTCGATGCTCTCCGTGAGGAGAAGCGTTTGAGCGAAGGGGAAGCCTATGACGGACGCCATTTGTTCGACGACTTCCTTAGCTTCTGCAAGGAGCAGGGCATCATCGAAGACTACGACCAGGATGAGATTGACACCATGTTCAGCCGCCTGGAACGGGAAGAGGACGATGACGATGAAGATCGTTGAAATCAGCCCGGAGACGGCGAGAGAGATCCTGAACAGCATCAACGAGGGCGGGGACAGATACCAGCCCCTGGGCCTGTTCTACCTGAAGGAGGGCGACAAGTTCGTCGGCATCGACAACAGTGACGGAAACGCCTGGACCGAGGAGTTCCCGGACGAGGGGAGTTGCCTCCGGTGGCTGAAGAGAGAGGAGTGAGTGGCACATGGATATGGCAATCATCGTAAAAGGCGGCATGGTCCAAGCCGTCTACTCAACGAGCGACGAGGTTGAAGTCGAGGTTATCGACCTGGACCCTCCGGTTGCGATGACACCGGAAGAGGCACTCGATTTCGATGAACTGGAGAAGCGGGCGGAGGACATGAAAAATTCTGACCGATGGTTACCTGTGTGGTAATCAAAATGGCCGTAACCCGTGTTTTTAGGTAATTAAAACCACCGTGGGGCGGCTTTTAAGCGGGAGACATCTAATTTCACCCGTAAGAGCATAAAGGGCGTACAGAGCGCCATACAGCGGATAGGAGGCAATCATGGGAAGAGGAAATGTAAGCGTCTCTGGCGAGTTTGAGGGGCTGTACTACATCGACAACGATGATATTCATGTGTACCGCCGGGATAACCCCCTGGATGATGAACCGGAGACCGTCCTGATGAAGGAGCTGGGCAGCGCAGACATCAACACCGGCGCCTGGGTCTACGACGAGTACGGAACCATGGAAGAGGAGGGCGACATCCTGGAGTGCTTCGTAGATAGCTTTGGGCGGATGTTCCCCAGCTTTGCCAGGGTATCGGAGGAGAAGTGGGTCAAGAACGGCCTGTACGGAGACCCCTGCCGTAGGGTCATCATGGAGAGCGGCCTGTTCTATATTGCGGTGGAGGACAACGAATGGTCGCTGGCTGTTGAGCTCATCCAGAAAGAGGACCCATACGATAACCACCTGTCCGGCCTTCAGGGTCGGCATTTCCAGCGGTATCTGGACGGCATGAAGATCTGTCTGCTGGAGCGGCTGCCGAGTATCTGCATCAGAACCGGCCCGTGGACAAGCGGAGTGATCCGCCGGGAGGACCTGGCCGGATGAAGAGGGTGTCTGAGTTGGAACCTGGAGATGTCATCCGGGAGAAAGGGGTGGCGTTCGTTGTCAAGTTGGTCGTGAACCGGGATTGAAAGACCCACATCATGTTTGAGGATATGCCGGCGACCCGGGAGAACATGGAGGCATACGGAAGCTTGTTAAAAAAGATGAAGGAGCTGAATGAGAATGGAAAACAAGAAGTTTGAGGTCCGGGCGGAGCTCGTGATCCAGCTTACCCAGCAGGACATCGACGACATCATGACCGGAGCCCTGGAGGGCGGTATCAACTACTGGTGCGGTGAGGCCGAGGTTGTCGAGGAGAAGCGGGTGGCTGAATGGGGCCATGAGCAGATTGCCAGGGGAGGCGCTCTGGTCCTCCACGACATTGAAGACCCTGACCAGACCTGGGAGCTGACCCTGGAGAAATTCCTGAACGGCTTCAAGCTATGGGTGGAGTCCGGTGGAGACCAGTACGGGGCGGTCCAGGGCGAGGCAGGCGGCGGCATCGTGGTAGACTGCTGCGAGATTGACGCTGGGTGCGCCGATGAAATCATCCAGTATGCGCTGTTCGGGGAGGTGGTCTACGGATGAACGATGTGAAGCAGATGGCGGTCGAAGTCATGGACGAGCTCCACCGTACTATTCCGTATGACGCCTACTGCACGGTCATGGATGGCCTCCAGGAAATCGAGACCTTGCAGGAACGGGACGAAGAGCTGGAGGAGATGTGGGCGTCCTTCACCGATGTCCCCATGAACCCGGAAACCGAGTGCATCGAGGAGAAGTTCATGGGCTGGGAGCCGGGGACCAGCCGGGAGGAGATCTGGCACTGGTTTGATGAGCGGCACAGCAAGGGCGTAGCCTTTCTGCTGTATGGCGAAGAGGCTGTCAGCCGCTCCATGATGGCGGCCTACTATGAGTCGCTGTGCCAGGACTGTGAGACAACCGGCTGCGCCTACAATGACGCTTGCCAGTGCCGGTTCCCCTTAGTCCACCACCGTGTCCCCATCATCACGGACGAAGACGGGTGCCTGGAAATGGCCTCTCAGATTTGAGGTGCCGGTATGGAACAGATGGACTTGTTCGCTGTTGTGGAGGAGCAGGAAAAGGAAACTGAGGCCAAGCTGATATTCCGAGAGTGGCAGGGCCTCCCGAAGGAGAAGTTCATCCGTGAGGGAGATCCGATGAGGGCACAGGTCAGAGGAGAGCTGGCCCGGTGGTATTGTTCACGATGGGCACAAGCCCTGCATCGTTGCGCCGGGCTCCCAGATGGGAAGTCCATCTGGCTGAATCATATCGAGGCGCCGGAGTATTGGGTGATAAACGATGAAGGAAACCCGTGCGGAGAGCACATCGAGACTTGTCCGTACTGCGGAGCCAACCTGAAAAACGGCGCCGGGGATGTGGTTTTGGTGAAGGCCGACGGAGGCTGGTGGGTTATACGAGGGTTTTTGAAAGGAGATGGTACGAATGTCTGAAATCATCGGCATCAAGTTCGGGCAGTCGCTCCCGCCGGAACGATGGACGGAAGCGGCGAACAACCTGGAGCAGGTATTTCCGATGTTTGCCCGGCGGCTGGAGCTGCTGAACAACGACGGGATGGGAAAGCAGGATGCCCAGGAGTTCATGGAGGACGCCATGCTCGCCCTGGTGGCCCTGCGATTTGTGGCGGCCAACGCTTCGGAGTGCTGCCGGTTCATCACCATTCCGAAGAAGATGAAAGGCGGTGAGCAGGAGTGATTAAGCCGATGCTCTTCAATACGGGGATGGTACGAGCTATCCTGGAAGGGCGGAAAACGGTTACCCGCCGGGCAGTGAAGCCGCAGCCAAAAGCGGCGCTGTACCCGATGCCGGATTCGATGTGCTGGCCAGGATGCTTTGCGAACTGCGAGGAGGAAAGGGTTTACCGTCCACCACTCCAGACCGGCGACATCCTGTGGGTGAGGGAGACCTGGGCGAAGTCCATGGCCGGGACATTCATGTACCGGGCAGATGATAAGGCCATCATGGTGGAACGCTGGCACCCCTCCATCCACATGCCACGAGAGGCCGCCCGGATTTTCCTCCGGGTCACAGATGTACGGCCGGAGAGGCTGAATGACATCACAGATGTCCAAGCGAAGGCGGAAGGGGTCTCGATGCCACTACCTGCACAGAAAGATCCTGAGTATGCAGAGTACATTGGAGGTTATTGGGGGGCCTTTGCTGACCTGTGGGACAGCACCATCAAGCCGAAGGACATCCCCACCTACGGCTGGGATGCCAACCCCTGGGTGTGGGTGATCGAGTTCGAGCGTTGCGAAAAACCGAGGGGGTTCGTATGAAGAACAGAACCACTGTGCAGCACGGAACGCTGTATGACCTGAAAGCCTACCTGGTTCGGAGCGGCTGGACCCTGGAGCCCCCGGTCGGGGCCTATGAGGTCCTGCGGGCCCGGCGCCCGGACTACCCCCGGCCGCTCCTGGTCCACAACCGTTCCACCGGCGGCTACGGGTACAGTATCGACGAGCGAGATCTGAAGGTATATGCCGGATGGAAGAAGAACCGGCGCAAGCGTGGCCTCCCGGCGGATGCCACCATTGAAGAGAGACAGAAATACTGGAGAGGCGAGGAGGAATAATACTATGTTGAGCAAAGCTGAGTTGGAGGCCCCGGCCGAGAAGTATGAGGCCAAGGTTTCGAGAGCATACCAGAACTACCAGGAGACCGGGATCACCAGATATGATCGTGAGCGCCGCAACGCCGAAGACCTGGCATCCGCTATGAGAATGGCGGCGAGTGCCGAAAGGGACTACACCAAGCTGGTCAACATCCGGGGTTCGGTGTCCATGCTGGCAAGCAAAGCACAGTTGGCCCTGAAGGAACAGGAGGACAAGCGGGAGTCGGCCATGGAAAAAGTCCTGAAGGACCTGGTGGCCCTGGCGGTAATGGAAGGACTGGTGACCGATGATGAACTGCGATAACGCCGCTGCCATCCTCACCAGGCTGATGGAGGTGACCGGAACCTCCCAGCGGAAGCTGGCGGAAAAGCTCGGATGGAGCCCCCAGCTCTTGAACAGCCGGCTGAAGAAGAACACATTCCCGGCCAATGACTGGATCGCTGCGGTCCGGGCCCTGGGCTACCAGGTAACGCCGCACCCGGACTGCATCCACATAGAGCACCCAAGGGTAGATGGGATCTGCCCTGATTTCAAGAAGACAGTGGACGGCGTACTGTACGAAAAGGCTACGGCGTCGGCTCGGGGTCACCAGTGGTTCAATGGCGGCCTCCGGGAACTCTACCACGATTTGTATGGCCACACTTACATTGCGACGCTCATCTGCTGGCCCACCCTGAAGCTCACCATCCAGCCCGTCACGGACCGGGAGGCCGAGGATTTCCTGGCTGAGAAGAGCACGGTGAAGCGGTAATAATCAAGCCTCAGATGACCGGGTAAATTTTTTCCGAAAACCGTCATTTTAAGTTTGACTTACCAGTTGGGTAAGTTAAGATGATGATACGGAAAACAAATTACCACCCCGGAATAAGGAGGACAATATGAGTAGCAAGTATGACAGCATCAAGACGGCCGACGAGTTGGTGAAGGAAGTGCGGCTCAACGGTCTGAGCCTGGTTCAGGAAGACATCTGCCGAGCCCAGGACATCTTCGGGAACGCCCCGATTGAAGAGTTGGTGTTCCTGGCCAACGACATCGGCCGTAACAACAGAGACGGTGAGCCGGACCCGAAGGGGACTGTGAGCAGCAACCGCCCCGCCACCCAGAACACCTTCTATTCCATCCTGTTCCGCATTTGGCATTGGGATGACGCCACCCGCTTCTGGAACCAGCACAGCAACCCTGAACACGAAGAGATCGTGGAGCTCCGGGCCAAGCTGAAGGCTGAGATGGCCGAACACACCGAAACCAAGAAGACCCTGAAGGACGAGCACAAAGCACTTCTGGACGAGAGAGGGAAAGTGCTGGACCTGAAAGAGAAGGTTTCCAACTTGGAGGCGGAAGTCCACTACCAGAATATGATCGTCATGGAGCTGAAGGCGAAGCTGTACGACCTGATGGTCAAGAAGGAGGGCGAGTGATATGACCGCAAAGAGGTTCCGCAAGTTGCACATGGCCCTGATGGCCAGAGTCATGGAGAATGACCGGCGGCCCGGCTCCCACCACAAGGGAGCCGGCCTCCGGTGGGCGTCGAGCTTTAAGCCTGCCGTCCCGTATCAGGATGCGTGGTCGGCTGTTTCTGGCCTGGCCGCCTCCTATGGCGTTGGGAGGAAGTAAGAAGATGTTCGAGGGAAGCATGATGAGAACCGGGTGGGGCTACATCGGTTCCGACAAGAATGGCTTTGAGTGGATGTTCGATCCGAACCCAAACGATCCGATGTACTGCCTGAACCCGGACACCGGACGGTGCTACCCGTTCTGCGGTTGCCGAAGCGGCGATGTTTACCCCAGCGAGCAGGAGGCCATCAAGGCCGGTAAGAAGTGGATGAAGGAAGCCAAGAGATCCGGCGAGATCACGGCGGTGAAGTCGGAGCCCCGGCGGTTCGAGTATTAAGGAGGTTTTTGAGATGGCAAGATGTGAGACTTACCTGGTGCTGACCAGCGAGGAAGTCAATGCCCGCATTCCCTATGCGCTGGTCTGCATGACCCGGTTCGGTGCTCATTGGGAAACCGGCAAGAGGCGCCGCCGCTGGCTGGCGGAGTTCACGGAGCAGGAGCGGACGGCGGCCACCCGACTGTTCAACCAGTCCCACCGCTGGCTGCTGACCACCGGGGTCCCGGACACGGTGCGGATGACGGTGCAGACCTTCGCCCTCTGGATGAAGCTGGGCAACTTCTGTGGCTCGATTTGAGGAGGCGTTGGTATGGATAGAGAATGGAGGCTCGGGGTTGACCTGAGCACCTGTGACAATCTGCTGGATGGCATCACCTTTGATGACCTGATTTTGGCGGTTCATTGCAACTGCCGGGACATCAACCGCATGGCGGTCCACCAGCAGCTCAGTGAGATACTGGCCCAGCGTAGACAGGATATGGTCCATCTGCTGGAGCAGAACATCGAGACGATTATGGCTGAAGCCAGGAAGGGGAGAGAGTGATGAAGAAGATCTTGCAGCCTTGCGATTGCAAGGTCTACGGCGGGACCGCCCGTGGGTTCGTAAAAGTGGAGTTCGAGGATGGCCGCCTTAGCATCTGTGGCGTCATCGGCCCGATGTCGAACGGCAACTGCAAGGGATCTGCCGGACAATGTGTGGAAGAGATCCGGCGTGGAAAGCCGTCGGAAGGCTGGACCCAGGAGATGCTGGACAAGTTCTGCGACATCTGGGACGAGTGGCACTTGAACGATATGCACCCGGAATGTGAGCACCAGCGGGCGCTCGGGTGGAGAGAACAGGCCGACGAAATCATCGACCAGTATCACTGGTGGCTCGATGACAGAAAGCTGAACGCTGTGAAAAACCGCATCGCCCAGGATGTCCTCGATGGCCGTACACCGGAATTGACCGACGAAGAGCGTATGGCTTTCAACGCTCCCAAATGGGTAGTCACCGCAACCGAGGAGCCGCCGGAGCCGAAGGCGTTCTACACTACGGGAACTAAGCCTCATGAGCGTGTCCGTCGGGGAAACGCCTGGTTTCGGAGGAACACTCTCGGGGAGAACGATCCGAGAGGCATCCTGTGTAAGCCATGCCCGGTCTGCGGATATGAATACGGCAGCGGCTGGCAGAAGGTGGAGGTCCCGCAGGAGGTAATCGACTGGCTCTTCAATCTTCCGGCGTCTTCCGTTCGTCCGGCTTGGGTGTGATGAGAATGGACCAGCTATCGTTGTTTGATGCGCCCACGGTATCTGCTACTTGCCTATGGGAGTACGACCAGAAGCCCAAAGCGGTAGAGAGCCCGAGTTCTCACATGAAGCGTCTGGTCCCGGCGGGAGAGTATGTGGTATGGGTCGGAGACCGGCCCCTGGTTCTTTGCCCTACTGGGAAGAGCCCATCAGAGGTCCCAGAGGGACACCGCTTCTATCACTACCTGGTCGGCGGCCGGGTATATTCCGGGATATTTGTTGGTGTGAGGGAGGTGGCCTGAGATGGACAAGGTTGAACTCTCGGTTGCGGACATTGAGGCCCTGCTTGCATGGAGGGATCAGCACCAGAACGAGGTGAGAAGCCACCCGGCGCCGCTGAAGGCTGTGGAGATCGTCATGCCGCACAACGGGTACTGCATCAAGGGCATCCGTGATGGCCAGCGGCTCCGCCTCCATCTTCGCCAGTGGAACACCCAGCTCGGGAACTGTGAGTTCGTCCGGCGGCCGGACGGGATGTGGGCGTCGGTAAAGAACCGAATGAAGGTTGAAAAGGACGACCTGCAATCCGTTCTGACGGTCTACTGCTCCGTGATGGCACTGATGGCATACGGCCGTCGGGAGAAACCAGACCAAGAAGAACCGAGAGAGATCCGGCAGAAATCTCCGCACCAAAAGCGCCAAATGAAGAAGCAAGGCAAGAGGACCACCTACATACTCCGAAGCATCCATGGGACGCTCTCGGCGGTCCCCAGAGGCTCCCACGCAAGTCCCAGCGGCATCTTCACTGTCCGAGGACACTACCGGCACTACAAAAGCGGGAAGGTGGTTTGGGTAGCTGAGTATAAGAAGGGGACTGGCAAGCAGAAAGGTAAGACCTATAAAATTGGAGGGGATAAGAAGTGATAACCCGTGAAGAAGCCGTCACCATCCTTGCGGAAAGTAAGCGGCAGAACGAAATTATGAGGGACAATCCGAGCGTGTTCTTCACGCATGGAGATCTGAAGGGGCCTCAAAATGCACGAAAGCGTATCGAAGCCCTGGATATGGCGATTTTTGAGTTGAAAGGAAACAGCCGTCGGATAGAGCTCGATTACCTGCTTGCGTTCGCAACGGAAAGCTGTTTTGACACAGAAACCTGTTGCGACCAACTCAGAAGTCTGTGGACGGCGTACTGCCTGCATAACAGGCTTGATGTGGACACCAGAGACTATGACCTTACCCTTCTGAAGGTGTGGGAAGTGGTCTCAGCCGAAGAAGAGGACAACGCATACTGGAGCTCCTTCGACAGCTTCGACGACTTCATGTGCTCCTGGCTGGTGTAGGGAGGCACGGCTATGAAAATATTAGTTGAGCATGAGGTCCCGTGCGAGAAGGGCATGGAGCAGAAGTGCCTGTACCCTGGGGACTACTGGGGGAATGATGTATGCCGGTATCACACGCACCGAGACCGTACCCACGGAAGAAAGGCGCCGGTTGAGCGCCGGGTGCCCAAATGCACCTTGTTCAATGAATGGCTCCCTGGGGAGTATCAGAAATGCGAAAAATGTTTGGAGGCGACGAGAAATGGGAAAGAGAAACGGCTACCTGGAGCGGCGGAAGATCCGTGATGAGGTCATGCAGGATGCCATCCGGCAGACCTACCAGCAGTACATGACCGATATGCTCATCCTGACACTGAACGACCCGGAGGTCATGGGGAAGGATGTGTTCGGCTATGTTCGCCTGAAGAGAGTTCTGGATGCCTGGGGGAAGAAGTATGACCAGTTCTTCGATGCCCTCACCAAGAACCCGGAAGCGGACTATGCCCGAGCCAAGATGGATGCGGCCATGAAGGCCATCGTCGGGAACAACCAGGACTTCATCCCGTTTGAGCAGCGTTATCAATGGCTGCCGGAGATCCGGTATGACGGGAAGCGGTAATAAGGCACTGGGAAGGCTCCACGGGGCCTTCCTTTTTGCTACCCATCTATACCTGCTGCACAAGAAAAAAGCAAATCAGAGGTTTTCAGAGGTTGCCAGAATGGTAAATACCTGCTACAATACTCGGGAAAAGAGGTGGGGGCATGGCGTACTTTGAATACCTGCGAAGAACCGGCCTGGAGTATGGACCGGAGAGCTATGTCATGTACCTTACAGAAGTCTGCGGATACACCGAAATGTATGCAAAAAGCATGGCCCGCCTCCAATTTGGAAACGAGCCGAAAAGTGTTACCGAGACGGAAATCTGGTCTCCCGTGAGTATGGGGGA